TGCGGTACGACTTCGCCACCGCGTGGTGTGCCTCATCCACGATGACCAGCGAGAACCGGTCACGAGGGAAGCGCGCCAGTCGCTGCTCGCGGCACAACGACTGCACCGAGCCGATGACGATGCGCTCGCCCAGCGCGTTCCACTGCGCCTGTTCGACGCCCACGTATTCCTGGGTCATCACAGACAGCCGGGAGCGCGCCTGCTCGATCAGCTCGTCCCGGTGGGCCAGGACCAGCACGCGCCCCGGCCAGTTGCGCGCCACCTCGCCAAACACCGTCGTCTTGCCGGTGCCCGTCGCCATGACCAGCAGCGTGGAACGGTTCGTCTCCAGCTCGACGCCAATGCGTCCGATTGCCTCCGTCTGATATGGCCGAAGCTTCGCGCCAGTCGGCGCCAGCGGCGCGGACGGTGCGCGCGTGGCCAGCGGCCTGTCGAACAGAGGCAGGGTGAGGGCAGCGACGCTCATGGCCTAGAAAGGAATGTCGTCGTCGGCCGCAGGCAGAGACTGCGCAGTTGACTTGGGCGCCACGGGGGCCTGTGCCGCGGCGGCCCGCGCGTACGGCACCAGCTTTCTGCTGCCGTCGTAGACCATTGCCTTGTCTCCGCTCAGCAGCAGCTCTGGCGCTACGCCAGCCAGCTTGTCGTTCGACACGATCCCGACGCCGCCGCAGAACGTGCACTTGAACCGCAGCGGCAGGAACTTGCAGCAGGGGCACAGGCTGTCCGGGCGCTCGCGCCGGACCATGTCCGCCGCCGTGTGGATCGCCGACTTCAGTCTTGATGCAATGGGCCCTCCGATGCTGCCCAGCTCGCCCAGCTGCGTGATGGCCCGCTGCGCCGACCTCAGGTGTCTGTCGGCGTCGTCGATCTTCTCCTGGACCTCGATGATGGCTCGCGCCAGCTCCGTATCGAGCGCTCCGGGCAATCCATAGGTCGTCACCGGCGGCTTCTCGGCCAGCCTCACCTCCTCTGGAATCTTCGCGGCCTCGGCCTCGGCTTCCTTCGCCCTGGCCCGCCGCTCTGCCCAGCGCACAGCCTCAGGCGTCTTCCCGAGCTGCTTGGCCACAACCTCGCGGGCGATCCGCGCCGCAGACCTCGGCGGCCCTGGCCTCCGCGGCTCTGGATTGCTGGCCAACTTGGCCATGGATTCCTGCTCTTCGGGCTCCTCCGAGCGCGGCGTCAACTCGACGAGGCGATTGATCATCGCGTTGTAGTCGTCCCCGCGCCGGCGCCATAGGTTCTCGGCGATCGTGATGGCCTCCAGCTCCTCTGGCGTGCCTTCGACCAGCCGCACCTCGTGCTGCTTGATGCCGAGTATCTGGAGGGCAGCCAGTCGGTCACCGCCCGCCACGAGCCTCCGCGTCTTGGCGTTGACGACTGGAAGGCTGATGACGCCGTCCTTGGCGATCGAATCCGCCAGGTCCTGGACGTGCTGCTCCTTCGTGCGCTTGGCGAAGTCGCCCGGCACGACGACCGTGTCCAGGCGGACCTTTTTCACGCCCAGCCAGCGCGCGCTCATGGCGTCGGCTCCGCGGGCTTGGCGGGTCGGGGTGGGCCCAGCAGGGTTCGAACCTGCGGCCTACGGATTAAAAGTCCGCAGCTCATTCGCCTCTCCTTTGAGTCGGTAGTGCTACGTGATCGGTGGTACTCTATTCGGCTGGGCCACGTCAAGCTTTATTTACTCACGCGATGCATTTCCGTAACAGGCGTGGTTTCGGCGCGGCGAGGACCCCGGCGCTGCTGCTGTCGTAGGCCGGCGCGCGCAGCCTCCCGCCGCTCGCGGAACCGCAGCGCGTCCCGCATGTCGTAGATGTCGTAGCGGTCGAACACGGCCCGGGTCTTGTGCCCGCTCACGTTCATGATGGCGCGCTCTGCCTCCCCGTCCCGGCGGCTGATGGTGACGAACGACCGCCGCAGGTCGTGTAGCCATGGCGGCCCGCCGTCGGGGCCATCGAGGCCGAGTTTTCGCACCAGGCGGCCGAAACGGTGCGTCCAGACGTCCTTGTGGATTGGTTGACCTTGCTTCCGCGGCGACGGGAATACCCAGTCGCTCTCCCCGCGTGGCAGCGCCGCCAGGGCGACTTGTGCCGCCGCCGACAGGGGCACATAGCGGCCACTGCGACCGCCCTTCGTCTCGGCGCCGGGAAGCCACGCCACACCCTGCGTAATGCGGCTCCAGCGCAGCCGGGAAGCCTCAGCGCGGCGCGGGCCCGACTGATGAGCCACGAGGATGTACGCCCTCAGGTCAGGTCCGGCGGCTTCGAGCAGGTCGTCGAGCGTCAGGTGTGCCGCCGGGTCCTCCTCGATCACCGTCGTGCGGACGTTGTCCTCGGGGTGGATCAGCTCGGCCGTCATGCCGGGGCCGTGGAGCTGCGATCGCGCCAGCTTGCCACGTCGCACGCCGAAATTGAGCAGCCGCCGCAGGAGCGCGATCTCCCGGTTCACCGTCGCGATGGCGGCACCGGCGCCGCGCCGGGCGGCGCGGTATGCGTCGACATCGGCCGGTGACACCTCGGCGGCGATGCGCGCCCCGAACGCGGGCCCAACGTGGTCGCGCCAGCGCTGGGCGTAGTCCCGCCAGCTGCGCAGTTTTTCCCGGTTTGCTAGTGCGAAAATGCCCCACAGGTGGGTTACATCGACAGTCGGCGTCGTGGCTGGGGCGAGCTTGGCGATCGCTCCGGTCAAAGCCGCAAGCTGCGCCTGCTGCTCGGCCAGGATTTGGGCGAGACCCATTGGTGCCGCGGCCGTTACAAGACTTGGACCATCAGGAAACCCGTGTGAAACCGCACCTCAGTCCGGTATCCGGTCAGCGACGAGGTTTCATCCTCCGTAACCGTCGTCGAAGCGCGGTGAGCCGCGCACCTACTGGTGAACCTGGAGATTCAAGAACTGCGATGGACAGGTCGACGACGTCTTTCTCCAGCTCGGCGATGCGCACCTCGTGATTGCGGCAGCAGTCACTCAGCTCTCCGATCGTCGTGAAGTGGCCTTGTCCCTTACGCGGCATGAGCGCACCGGTTCGCACGCTTCTCCCAGCAAACCTCGCAGTGCTCGCCCGGGCGGGGAGTGTCGTCGAGCTGCGCGGCTGCGCGCACGTCCTCCAGTGCCTGGGCGTGCTCGGGCGAGCCGACCATCACGGGCAGCTCGTCACCGTCGGTGAAGCCGTCCCGTACGTAGTAGATCTCGCGCCGGAACCCGTCGGCCCTCGCCAGCGAGCACACGGCCAGCGCCAGCGCCGTCGTCTGCAGGTTGCGCGCGGGCGGATCCACCGGCCACTTGCCCGTCTTCCAGTCCCGCACGGTGACGATGTGGAGCTCGCGTTCTGCTCTGCCTTCGACGAGCAGCCACCACATGCTCGACGAGACCACGTCCGCCCGGCCCGCGGTCAGCAGCGGCGAGCCGTCCCGCGCCACGTAGACGTGCGGCTCGGGCTCGTCGCACTCCACGCCGGTGCCGTCGGGGCGCAGGCCCACCGCCAACTCGAACAGCATCCCCGGGCGCGGCGCCCACGACATGGCCAGCATCTCGATCCAGCCGCGCACCTCGTCGTCGGCCACCTCGGGGATGACCGTGCCGGGTGCGGCCCACCGTTGGATAGCCTCGTGGAACGCCGTGCCCTTTTCGGCGGCGGCGTCCCGGCGCGCGCGGGCGTCGCGCTCCTTCGCCGTCGTCGGAGCGAGCGCCTTGAGCGCGCGCGGGTGGCCGCAGTTGCGGAGGAGCGCGGATGCGGTGATCATGATTTCACCGGCATGGACGCAACGACGGAAGCAACGGCCTTGACCGTCTCCAGACAAATCAACATCGCAGCAGCGTTGCCCTGCGGAGGATTCGCCATTAACTCAAGGCCGGCGTCACGTAGCAGTGCCACGACCGCAGCGCGCATTTCAACGCGGGCTTCGTCTACGGCCTGCTGGATGTCGGCCGCCCAGAAATATCCGTCGCGAAATTCATCGCCGAGCCCGAGCAGTTCCGCCGCTGTCTTCACGGCGCCGCCTTTACTCGGCCCTCGGCCGCCAGCTTCGCCCGCACCGCCTGATACGTCTCGTCCCCGTCGTCCACCTGGCAGGCCTCCAGGAGCTGCAGGGCGTCGGCGGCCTGCTGCGCGGTCAGGGCCTCGACGGAGGTCTGCCCGAAGGCACCGTTGAGCCAGATGCGAGCATAGCCGGCTTTCCAGCCGAGGGCCTTCACCGCCTTGCGGATGCCGCTGATGACGGTCTCGTCGGGAGCCTCGCCTGTGTCAGGGGCAAGCGCCGCCGCCTGCTTCGCGCCGTCGTCATTGAACTTCTGCGCGGGCGTCATCGCCGGGGCGCCGACGTTCCTCCCCTGCGCCAGGTTGCCGTTGGTCGCCTTGTCCCGCAGGTACCACTTCCCCTGGTCGTTCTTGTAGGCGTACTTCGCCGTCCAGCTCGCGCGCCAGGTTGGGTCCCACAGCTCGGTCGCGATCCCCAGGTCCTTGCAGCAGCGGGTGAGACAGTCGGTCCGCGCCCCCTCCAGGCTGCTGGCGTAGGTCATCCCAGCGCGCGTCGTGCACTCTCCCACTGCCTCGGACACGAACCGGCCGAGGATGTAGAGCGCCCCGTGGTACGTCATCAGGTCATCGACCCGCCGCGCAGGCCCGCGCGGCAGCAGCGACCAGGCACCGGCGCCGAACGCCCTCGTCAGGATGCGCCGATACGCCACGCCCGGCAGGTACACGATGCCGTCGGTGCGAATCTCCACCTCGTCTGGGTTCACCGGGCCGCCGAGGATGGCCGCCGCCTCGGGCGGGAACGGCGCGCACGCCGCCCCCTCGAACCCCGTCGCGTACTGCGGCACCAACGGAGCCGCCGGCTCCCTGGCCCGCGCCTCGGTCGCCGCCCTGGTCAACGCCTGCGTGTCCTGTGCTGCCCCGTTCGCGCTCATCGGAATGCCTCCTGGTCCCAGCGGACCTGTTCGCTGAACTCGGCGTCATCGGCGAACCGGTCGCCGTACACCAGCTCGCGGTTTGTCTGCGGTGCCACCGGCACGGTCGGCACGTCGTCCACGTGCACCGGAGCCTCGGTGCCATCCTTCACGGCGTCACCGCCTGCGTGGACAGCAGCTCGGGCTTGCTCAGCAGCTTCGAGTCGTACCCACTTCGAATGGGCCGCTAGAACCTCTCGTTGTGCCATCTCGCCACCTCCTGAGTAAATACATACGTTATTTACTCACGCAGGGCAAGCGAATATTTACTCAGGCTGGCGGAACAGCGCGGCTTACTTCAGCAGCTCGGCGAGCTGGTCCATGTCGGCGCCTGCCGGGGCCTTGCGCAGTCTGGCCAGGGGCTCTCGGTGCTCGTCGGCGACGCGGCCGCGCTGGTCATGGGTGCGCATCGTGTGGTCGTTGGCGCCAAGCAGGAGCGCCAGCTTGCCCATGCTGATGCCCAGCTTCCGCGCCACGGTGGCATACGGCCCCTTGCTCTCCAGCTTCGGTCCGCGCTTGCCTTTCGTCTTCTTCACGGGCGCGGGCGTCATCGTCGCTTGCATAAGAGTAAGATTGGGATGAGTATTTACTCGTGTCAACTGTCGAGCCTCCAGCAGCGCCTGCTCCGCGCGGGCGTCCATCTCGTCGGCGAGGCGCAGTAGTTCCATCGCCCGGTCACGTAGCTCCTTTGCTGTCGGCACAGCTGCGAATCGTCAGGTGCCTCGGCTGCGCCGTCAAGGGGATTCGATGAGGCACCGGCGGCGCGTGGACCGAAACCACTCTGAAATCCGCGCGGTGCTGCGCTCCCTGTGCCCGGCCGTCGAGGACCTGTCGGATGTGGGGCGGGGCGTGCCCGACCTGTTGGTGCGGACACGCGCGGGGACGGTGCTGCTGGTCGAGGTGAAGGACGGCGAGGCGCCGCCCAGCCGACAGCGACTGACACCCGACGAGGCGGCGTTCGCGAACAGGTGGACCAGCGCCTACGTCATCGTGTCGACGGTGGACGAGGCGATTGCGGCGAGCCGTAGATAGTGGTCAGCTTGACCGGAAAAGAGGACGTCATGAACGCGATCGAGGCGTCGTCAGCAAACGTATGCGGATGCCATCCGTACTTCGAGCACAAGTGTATTAGGTGCGAGGTGGTGTTCTGCCCGTGCGGTTACATGCTCGCCTGCACCACCTGTGGCGTAAGTGCGAAGACACACGGATACATGCACGACGAGCATGAGCGGCCGAGTAAGACGGGAGACGGCGGCGCCGACCACTTGGAGACAGACATACGGGACATCGCCGCCTGGCAGGCGGCCGGATGCCAGTCGGGGCTCATCACGGGAATGGGATCGTCAGAACTCCAGCCGCACGCTGACGCCGCCGGCCGCGCCGCTGGTGCCCCAGAGGCCCACGCTCACCGGCCCGAGGATGTGCCGCTCGACGACGGCCCCGACCACCAGGGGCGCGGGTAGTCCCGGCAGCAGCTGCCGCCCGCCGAGCTGGGCGCCCGCGAGCGCCGTCACCGACCAGGCCGGGCGCGCCGCCTCCACGGTCACGATGCGCGTCTGCTGCTGCACCTGCTGGGCCTGCGTCTCGCGCGTGGCCGTCGCCAACTTAACGCCCTGGCGTTCAGTCGTAGAAGCTGCCTGCGCTTCCTGGCGCGTCTCCTGCGTGACCACGGGCGATCCATCGGGCGCCTTCGCCCAGCGGGTCACCGTCACGGTGCGCGTCTGCACCTGGACGTCGTGCACCACCTGCACGTCGTGTACGGTCTGCACCTGGACGCGGTCCTTGTACTCGGTGACGGTGCGGGTCTGCACATGCGTGACGCCGCGGGCGGGGCGCGAGTACCGGCCGGCGCCGAACGCCAGGGCCAGCGCCAGCAGCGCGGCGCCAGCTTCGATGGCGTATCGGCGCGCGGCGGTCATGTGTTCGTCAACGTAAGGACGGGAGGGTCTGTGTCAGGCGCAGCAACGCCAGCGTCGACCAGGCGCACGGCGTCTGCGTTCGAGACGAAGAACACGAAGCCGCCCGCTGGGTGAACCGCCGCCTTCGCAACACTGGCGACGTCGGCCCCCAGGCCGTTGCGCAGCAGGTGAGCCACGGCCGCCACGGCGGTGGGATATCGCGAGCGAAGGTGGGTCACGCGCAGCTCCTGAACATCTGGGCGCGCCATTCGTTGCGCGCGGGCCGCGACGTGCTCACGTGCGACTCGACGGCGGCGCGCTCCCAGTCGCTGTTTTCGACGGCATCGATCAGGTGATGGAACTTCAGGAGCCCTTCCTGGCCGAGATTCCATTCGAGATCGACGAGCGCCTGTTGCGCTGGCCATGGCATCCGGTCGAACTCGGCGAGACCGAAGACGCCATCGAGCCCCGGCAAGAACACCTCGTTCAGGCGCCGCTCAGCCAGCGCCGTCACTTCCTCGGGCGGAAGTTCGATCGGCGGGGACAGCCGATAGGCGCTGAGGCCGAGGCCGCCGCGCATCGACAGCACGCGGGCGAACGCCTGGGCGATTTCGTCCTCGGTCGCCGGCCGCGCCAGGTCCGCGCGCTCGAACGGGAGCGCCACCGCCGCGCCTACGTCGGGCAGCATGACGCCGATGCCGACGGTCACCAGCGGCGGCGTGTGGGTGTCGAGGTACATCCACGGCGACGCGCCCTCGAAGCGGCGCAGGTTGTCCACGAGCACGGCCAGCTGCTGCTCCGTCATCGTTTCACCCTCCTTCGTTCGTGGCTCATGCGCCGGCCCACTGCGGGCCTCGTCACCTCGCCCAGCACGCGGCACCAGCGCCACAGGCGCCAGTCGGCTGTGCCACGGCACGTCAGCATCCGCCACGCCTCATTGGGAGAGTCGGGCGCGGGCACGTCGTCGTCGATGACGGTCTGCTCGCGCGTGCAGTCGGGGCACACGCGCCGCACGGGCGTGGGCTCCTCGACGAATTCGAGCGCGACGTCATCCGCCACCGAGGAACCGCCTCACCTCTGCTCGGGCGCCGATTCGGATGGCCTCGAGGGTTCCGATGATGTCGGCGATGACGGAATCGAGGGCTGCAAGCTCAGCCGCAGATTGACCCGGCGCAACCTGGCCAAGGAGTCGTCCAGTCTCGGCAAGAGCCTCACCCATGGACTTGATGCGGAGGCCGACGTTGACGATTCCGAGGCGATCTGGTTGCCCGCCGCCGCCCCGCCCATTCCCGTTCTCGCTTCCGCCCAGCTCTTCATTGGCCACGCGTCTCCTTCCGCTTGCGAAGCAACTTCATTGCGGCGGCGGTGCGCGCTTCTGACGCGGCTACCTCGTCGCGGATGAACTTGCGAGTAGTGTCGTCGATTCCGGCGCACTTCACTTCGAGCTGGTCCACCTTGGCAGCGAGCGGTGTGATCTTGGCTTCTAGATTGTGGATATCGTCGTGTGTGGCGCCGCCGTAATGGCTCATGAAGAAAGTGCCCACAGTCGCGAGTCCCCCAATCAGGGGGGCATGCCACCAGCGGGCGCCTCCGTCGTCGGCCATTTACCCAATCGTCACCGCGGCGGTCAGACCGTCAACTCGCGGTAATCGAGGCCAACTTGGCCAGGAATATGGCGGCGCGGCGCGGGTAGACTACGGGCATGCCGCTCATTTTCCCGGCGCCATTCCCGAACGAGAACAGGCCCGACAAGCTGGAGGTGTTCCGCTTCGGGCGCGCGAACTGGGAGCAGGCCCAGAAGTTCCGATGCGGGCAGTTCGCCTACGCCGACACGATCCCCGCGGCGACGGTGCGCACGGTGACGTTCACCGACGTGAGCGCGGGCGGCACGGACACGGGCGTTGACAATTTGAAGGCAGGCATGTGGGTGAACGTAACGCCACCCGCGAGCATTCCGCCTGGCCTACAGGTTGACTACGGCTATTCGCCGGCGCCGGCCACGCTCGTCATTCAGCTGCGCAATGAGACGGCGGCGCCGATCTCGGTGAGCGGCACGTGGAGCTACGCCGGCTTCACGTTCTAGGGCTTCAGCCTCACGTCGAGCCGCGGATGGGCGAGGATGGCGTCGACAAGGTGCGCAGCAAACCTCTCGTCCGTGTACTCGCCTCGGCACTCGACGTTCACGGCAGCACGGAGGCACTCCACCAGCGCCGCCCGTACGTCGGGGGCTGGTTCGTACGTCGCTCGCTGCTGTGCTCGCGCCACCTCTTCGACGGTCGGCTGCCATCGCAACAGGTCGGCCAGGGCCTTGGTCGGTCGTTCCACCTCGCTCGCCGCCTTACCGGCCTTCGCGTCACGCATATCGCGCACCTGTCGTGCGACCTCGGCATCGATGCAGCCTTGGCACCAGACCGACCACGTGGCACGTGGCCACTTCTCGCAGCGAATGCATACGTGCGAGGCCTTCGCGTCACGACAGGCGGTGGAGCAGTACCACCGACCATTGGCGGCAACTCCGGTCATCGGGTACGCAGCGGAGCCCCACGGCTCCCCGCACCAGTTTCTCCCCGGGCACACGTGCCCGCTCACCGGATGCCTCGCTTTCCCGCGATGCACAGCAAAAACCGGCGTCGTGCTGCCCACCAGCGGTCAAGCGCGCGAAAGAACACCTCGGGCTGCCACGTACGGTGCCACACGCGCTCGCGGCGTTTCCACGCTGTTGACCAGCCTCCGATGCTCATCGGACGCCTCGCGCGGTCAGGTCGGCCAGGAAGGCTTCACGGTCCTCTGCCCAGCTCTGCGAGAAGTTGCACGCCTTCAGTAACTCAACCGCCCGCCTCCTGTCCCGCGATGCGACCTCGACCTGTTCCCGCATCGCCTCGCACACGGCCTGCAATTGCTCCAGGTCCGACGGTGCGGCGGCTGGCTGGGCGGCGCTCTGCCCCAGAATTGCGCCGGCCTTCGAGTACGATTCCTGCGCGCAGTGGTGGCACGGGTCGCCGGGGTCGAATTCGCACCCGTCATCTACGCTGACCGTAGCGCCGCATTTTCCACACGTCGGGTCCCAGTCCTCGGCGCAGTCGTCGTCGGGCGGCGCGATTGTCTGCGGGAACAGTGCGGACAGTTCGGCGATGGTCGCCCGTGCGGCGTCTCGCTCCTCCCGCATGGTGGCTAGCTGGTCGCGGAGTTCGTCTGCTTCGTTGTTCCCGTCCTGCTGGGTCACGCGAAGCTCAGTGCGCATCGCTTTGTTTGCGGCCAGCGCCTCCGCTAGCTGCGCTTCGAGGGTGGCGATGCGGTCGGCCATTGCGGGCGCGGCTTCGATCAATCGGACGTTCGCCTTCCACGTCTCTTCCGGAAGTTCTCCTACTTCGTCGTCCTGGCGGAATGCCGTCGCAACGGGCATGTCATTTCCGGGCGACCAAACCTGCCCGCACACGCAGAGCCCATTCCCGCACGCCTGCCATGGACCGGGGCTGTGCTTCAGTTTCTCCCCGCTCGCCCGGCTGTCGTCGGTCGTCTCGGGGGCAGACTGGGCCAGCAGCGCATCAACGGCACGTTCCACCGCCACGACGGCCCGCTGGCGCGCGACGCTCGTATTACCAGCGTTCCCGCCAGACGCCACGACCACATCGTTGATCGCATCCCACGGGGGCACTCGGGCAAGCGCGCGGGCCATGGCGCTGTCCCCCGTCGTCTCGGGGGCGGGCTGGGCGCGCAACTTCGAATCGGGTGGCAACTGCGGAAGCCCAAGCCACCGACGCGCATCGACTCGCGTCGCTCCCGAGGCAAAGTCCGTCGACCGCTCCAGGAAAAGCGTCAGAAGGCGGCGGGCTTCGGTCTCGCGCTCCCCTTCGGGAGGCGGGGGCGCTGGCTCTGCATATCCTGCGCAGGTGTCGCACAGCGCGACCGACCCGACGGGCATCGTCTCGCCGCAGTTCCACGGCGGGAGATGGGCGCCGCAGCCACGTGGCGGCGCCTCGGTACGTGGGGGCGCTGGCTCGGCGTGGCGAGTGTGCCTGTCCTCGGTCCACCAATCTACCGACCTTCCGCCTGTCAATTTCGCGTGATGCGGCTCATCGTGCCCTGATGGCTGCTCGCACAGTGCGCCCGTCTCCGCGTTGGGGTAGCAGCACACCGCCTGCTCTCCGACACCATTCGCCTGCTCGATTAGTTGCCTGTGCCGCGGGCACGGCGCCTCGCTCGTGCAGTCGCAGCCGGGCGCCTGCTCTCCGGGAGGGGTCAGGGGGACGAGCGCGCCGGCCTTGATGGCGTGGGCAAGGCAAAGTCGCCACGCCGACCCAACTGGAGATGCGTACACATGCTCGGTGTCGGCGCCGCACCGCTCACACGTACGCGCGATTTGGCCTTCCGATGCCAGCCGCCACCCCTCGCCCAGCCTGAAGCCCTCGGGCACCGCCGCCCCCTCGCGTTCATTGCTCATGGCTGACCTTTCCGGTTCCATTGCACGCGTCACAACGGCGCGCCGTGGGGCAGTAGTCGCATCCACCGCATGCTCCAGCGGGAAGCCAATAGCCTTCGCCGTCGCAGCCGGGACAGCACTCGCATGACGTGACCGGCTCGCCGCAGCCCAGACACACCTTCTCGGAAGCCTCGGGCACCGCCGCCCCCTGCTTGGGGTCGCTGGTCGTCATCGGATTTGCCCCTCGTTCTCCAGTCGAGACGCGAACTCCTCGATGGCCTCCTTGATCCGCTGGAAATCCGAGTCGTTCCGCAGCTCGCCGTCATCGCGGTAGATGATCCAATCCGACCCGATTGTGACCTCGCTCCGGATCAGGTTTATTGCCATGCGCTTGACCAGCTTTTTCGCTTCGACCTTCGTCACGGCGCCTCCTTCGACGGCTTGCTCTCGGTGGGCGGGTTCGCCTCGCGCTCGTACCTCTGGATTGCCTCGGCTATCCCTCCGATGAAGGCGATGTCCTCCGGGGTTATCGCGGCTAGGTCGATGGTCGCTATGACTGATACCCATCCTCCCGACCGTAGCTGAATTAGCTTTCGTTCGTTCACGGCGCCCTCCCCTTGGCGCAGTCGCGCGAACACCATCTCGTCCTTCCGCGCCAGTCCTCGTTCCCGCACCACTCAGGCGCCTGGCACAGGCACACATTCGCCCCACTCCCATCCCCGCTACCCGGCTCGACCAACATGCAGTGACCGGTGTGCCCTCTCTTGCGCTGGCACAGTCCGCCGGAAACAAGCTCGGACCGGCATCGCTCATTCGGCTCGCCCCCAACGGCGGGGGCCGGCTGGCTGGGGGCAGTGAGGGCGCGAATCCGAGCCGCTACGGTCTTGCGCAGGTCTTGGTTGCGAAACGCCTTCGCCCACTCCTCGACGACCTTTGCTGACTGTTCGCGCCCTGCCTCGTACCCTCTGCGGTAGTCGTCGGTCATGACGGCATCTCCTCCAGTCGTTTCGCGGCCAGCGCGTACGCCCGTTTCTTCTCCTCCAGGTCGGCCAAGCCGTCGGGCAGGTGGCCCGCCAGCTTCTCGTAGTGCGATTCGATGTGGCGGATGGCGGCGATGACCATCGCTCGGTCGCGCGCCGGCAACTGCTCCCACGCCGTTGGCCTGCGGTAGTCGTCGGTCATGGCTCGCGTTCCGCCGTCCTCACTCGTCGTGCTGTCTTCATGGCACCTCCGCTCCCGCGTCTCTCGACTCTGCCCACCCTGGCGCAGTCCTTCGCGCCGATGTGCTGGCCAGCCACCACTCGTCGCGGCACTGGCTGCAAACCAGGCCGCCGAATCCGCCGTCGAAGACCAGCTGGTCATGGTCGTCTACGTGCTCCCAGCAGCAGTCGCACTGGGTGCTCGGCGCGTCCTGGGTCCAGTCGGGCCACTCCATCTCGATAGGACCATAGAGGTCGCCGCTCGTGTATCCGTCGAAGGGCATGAGTAAATTAGTACGCCACTTACTCAGGGAGCGCAAGTGTTATTTACTCACCACCGCACGAAGGTGGAAGCGCAGTCTGACGGGACGGGACCCGACAATGACGCGTTGCGCCTGAATCGTCGGCGTGCCACTTGACGTCTGAATCCATTTGAATACAATTGGATTCAACGAAACGCGAGACGCGCCGGGCTGGAACCCGGCGGCTCGCTGACCCCCACCGGCGCGGGAGCGCCAGAGGAGCTGACCAATGGATACCACGACCAAGCTGGACCGCATCATTGATGGGACCCGCTATCGCTCGACTCGCCGCATGGCCTGCGCGCCGTTCGGCCGGGCGCAGTACGTGCACGGCGTGCGCGATGTGGCGCTCTGGATCTGCCGCGACGTGATCGTCCTGGAGACATACAGTCAGTGGGACGATGGCACGGGTCGCTGCATCGGCACGATGTACACGGTGCTCGACCCCCGGGAGGACCGAGACTACGACGACAGGACCGTCGTTGGAGCCGAGGCCCGCGACCGCATCCAGGCGTACGCAGATGCATGGGAGGGATATGGCGACGGTGACCTATCGGACGACACGCTGAGCGAGATGGCTCGTCGGCACGCTCCTGTCGGCTGAGGTCGCGTCTTGCTCGGGCCGCCGATGCGACGGCGGTCCCATGGAGGATGCGACCATGCCCGACGAAAAGACCTACCCCCAGGTGACGATGAAGCTCGGTCCCCTAGCGCCACTGGTGGACTCCCGCGTACACGGCGAACCCGACAACGGCTCCCGATCCGAGGCGATCCGACAGATGATCGCTCGCTACGATCTGATCTGCCAGCGTGATCAGCCGAAACTATCCGTCGCCGAGTGGAAACTGATCTGCGACGTGATGAACGGTGTCTGGACCTCGGATGGCGGCCCGCACCTGCCGCTGATTTGGGCCGAGGTCAGCGACGGAATTCGTATCGACGGGCTCGACAAAAAATGGAACGTCGACGGCGGCGCGCTTGTCGAGAGACTGCGCACTCTGACGCAGGGACAAACGATCGCAGTGCTGGACGAAGTCGAGAGATTCTGGCGGGCGGTCGGACGGAAAGAACAGCCGAAGGTCCCCGGTGAAGTGTCCAATGTGGATACTGGCCGTGGTTGAGCTTTTGACGCGAAGTGTCTGAATCGACATGGCGCCGATTGAAATCAGTAGACGGCAATCAAAATAGGTGTAGAGTGGTCTGTGTCGGGGCGGTGGAGCCCGGCGGAAAAAAAGGAGACTGACCATGGCGAATCTGAGCGCTGGACGGGGACAACAAAATCACGAGGTACCGAGCCAGCCGCATCAGGTGGTGCGGATGCGCGACGGGAGCCACTATGGGACCGAGGTCTATCTGACCCAGGACGGTGATTACCGGTTCGTGTCGCTGGACATGAACAGCGTCGAGACGGCCCCTCGCTGCGTGCTAGTCGTGCTGGGCGACAGTGTCTCCGTCGAGGACCTGTCGACGCCATACGCCTGCGATCTAGACGGACCTGGCCTTGCGCTGATCGGCTGCGATCTGGGCGACGATGTCCCCGGCGAGGTCCTATGGGACTCGCACCCGACGTCGGCAACGGAGGAGCGATCGGAGAGCGCGGCACAGGATGCCCGCTAAGCGCAAGCCCACCCGCGGCGGCGCCCGCCCTGGCGCCGGCCGTCCGCGAACCACGGGGAGCGACGGCGCACGCCCGGTATCGTTTCGGCTGTCGGCCGAGGCGAGAGGGCGCGCCGCCGCGCTGGCGCAAGCCCGCGGGGTGACCGTAGACGCGCTGGCGCGGGAGGCGCTGCTGGCGCTGCTAGGATGACGCATCCAACGCGCGCGCGCGTGAGCGTGACGCACCGCCCGGAAGCCGCGCCCCTATCGACGATTTGGAGGCGTGTGCTATAATCAGCTCCGTAACGGAGCGGCAGCGGAGCAGCAGAGGTCGGCGAGCCGTCCGTCGGCGAGTCAGACGCCCACGATAGTAGGGTCGAAGTGGGCATAGCAGCCCGCCAGGGGCTGCGGTTGCCGATGGTGCTTCGAGAGCAGGCGGCAGAGCCTGCGTAATGGCTGGAAAGCTATTCCCACCGACCCGTATACCACGTCCGGCATACGGACCGTGGACGCCGCTGCCAAGGTTACCCTGGGCATCTTGGCCGACATCTGTGCCCTCAGCGAGAGACGCGGCGCGGCAATGCTGGCCAAGTTGGCCCATAATCCGGCGGCTGTATTCCTGGCCAAGGTGGCCAAGAAACCCAGTGCGACGCCCCGGTGTGTCCGGAGGCCATACCGTTGAGTAAATGGGTGGCGCTCGATACCTACTCACGGCGATGTGTCGGCAGGGGCGCGCCGTCGGCACGTGGCGCGGCCGGCGCTGCGTGCCGGGCGTGGCTAGCGCATGCGCGACGCGCGTGACGCCGCCGCCTGACGGACGCGGGGGTGCCCGGCGCACCCGGACCCCAAAAGGGCGGGGGGGGCGTTTGGCTGCGTATTTCTGCCGCTACGAAATTTCCCCCTCCGGTTCACTTGCATTGGTGCGTCATGCCCGGTGAGGAGCTGTGGAACAAGCGGTTCTTCGACCCGGCTTGCTTCGGGCGGCAGTACGCGCAGCGGTGCCTCGGCGGTGCGTGCGAGAACGTGCTGCTGATCCCGCGGCTCTGCGAGGGGCACCTGTGGGCGTGCGTGGATTGCGGGGGCATCCACGAGTTCCACGTCGAGTACGTGAGCGGGCCGGGCGGGCGGCTGCGCTATGGGGTCGTGCGCCTGCTGCGCGGGGAGCACGTGAGGGGGGCGGGGGAGCCGACGGTGCGCGAGATGCTGGGGGCGCCACTGGGGGTCGACTCGTGATGCGCACGTGGCCGCCAGCGACGATGTACCCGGCGACGGCGACCCGTTACCTGCTGGTGCAGCTTTACCAGCGGGGCACGAAGCACGTTCGGGTCATCGGATGCCGCCGGCCAGTGCGGGACCTCCTGCAGTACTCCGTCAAGGCGGACCGCCGATGACGAACGACGGCGCCTACATCCCGCGGAACGCGCAGCAGGCGGAAGCCATGTCGTGGGGGCGGGGGACGCGCGTGCGCACGGCGCGGACGCTGACCCGAGAGGAGGCGGCGAAGGCGCTGGGGGTTTCCATTCGGACGCTGACCAACATGGTGGACCGTGGGGAAATCGAGCGGCTGCGGTCGCCGTACAACGCGTTGGTGACGCTGTTCCGCGAGCAGGACGTGTTCAACCTGGCGGCGGCGCGCATGGTGGCGCGCGGCCTGAAAGCGGCGAAGTGAGCACGGTCGCGGCGCGGGTGGCGCGCGTCCAGAAGCGGCTGGAACGCCTGCGCGGCAACGCCCTCAAGGTCATGGCCTACGCCATCGAGGAGGCGGCGGCGCACCCCGAGGAGGTGAAGGCGGCGGCGAAGATGCCGAAGGGCGAGGCGCCCATGTACCTGCACATGGCTGCCGCCATCGCTGCGGACACGGCGCGGGTCGAGGCGGCGCGCGCGCCCACCACCACGAACAACCTGAACGTCGTCATCATCGGCCAGGCGCCCACGGCCGAGGCGTGGCTGGAGCAGACGAAGCAGGTGCGCCAACTCGCGCCGGCGGCGAAGCCTCCGATCGACGTGGAGCCGGCGAAGTGAGCGCGGCGGCAGAGCAGGAGGAGGACACGCACCCCATCGTGGCCGGCGTCCGGCATTGCGGCTGGTGCCTGGATGAGCAGAGGAAGCTGCTCTCCGCGAGCCAGATGCAGATCCACAACTGCCCGTGCTGTCTCTGCTGCTTCGGCAGGACGGTGGCGCCGAAGTGAACGACGCCATCTGGACGCCCACGCCGAAACAGGGGGTGGCGCTCGCCTGTCCCGTGTTCGAGATGATGTACGGGGGCGCCGCGGGCGGCGGCAAGACGGATTTCCTGCTCAACGACTTCCTGCCGCAGCTCCACGCGGCCACGAAGCGGCAGCAGGAGACGGGGCTGCGCACGCGCGGCCATGCGCTGCTCATCCGCAAGGACTTCGGGCGCCTCCGCGACCTCATCAACCGCGCGCACTACCTGTTCCCGCTCATCTCGCCCGAGGTGCGGTGGCGCGAGCAGGACCACAGCTTCACCTTCCCCTGCGGCTACAGCTACGAGTTCGGTCACCTCGAAGGCCCGCAGGACCACCAGAAGTACCTGGGCCAGGAATATTCGTGGCTGGGCTTCGACCAGGTGGAGGAAATCCCCGAAGACCAGTACCGGTTCCTCAAACTGCGCGTTCGCAGCTCTGAGCCGTTCCTGCAGCCACTGCTCCGCGTGCGCTCAACGGCGAATCCGCTCGGCCGCCACGCCGAGTGGGTGAAAAAGCGGTTCGTCGAGCCCTGCCGCGAGGGCTACAAGATCATCTCGGAGACCGTCCAGACGTCGCAGGGGCCCGTCGTGCGGGAGCGCGTGTTCATTCCGGCCACGCTGCGCGACAACCCGCACCTGCCGCCCGAGTACGAGGCCGAATTGATGGCGGCGCCCGAGCACTATCGGCGCGCGTACCTCGATGGCGACTGGGACGTGACGCCCGGGAGCTTCTTCGGCGACGTTTTCGACCCGAAGATCATCGTCTGCGACCCGTTCGAGCTGCCGAAGACATGGGAGGTGTTCCGCGCGGCCGACTGGGGTACGCGCGCGCCGGCGTGCTGCCTCTGGATCGCCATCGACAACGACGGAAACCTCATCGTCGTCGAGGAGCTGTACTGCCCAGGGCAGACGGGGACCATCTTCGGCAAGAAGATCCTCGAAATTGAGGAGAAATGGGGCTGGACGGACAGCCGCGGGTCGAAGCTGCACGGGTACATCGACCACCAGGGGCGCACGAGCCAGGGCGCCGAGGGCCCGACGCCCGTCGAGGCGATGCTGGAGATGGGCATTTCGTGGTTCGACGCCGACAAGGAGCGAAAAACGGGCTGGGCCGAGGTGCGGCGCCGGCTGATGGACCGCTCCGGGCCGGCGGGGCGCACGCCGGGCCTCCGCATCTTCAGGAACTGCATCAACATCATCCGCCAGCTGCCCAACCTCGTCGCCCGCGACGACGATCCAGACGACATCGACTCGAAGCAGGAAGACCACGCCGCCGACGCGCTCCGGTACGGCGTGATGTCGCGGCCCATGGCCCGCATCGAGACGAAGGAGAAGCGCGACATCGACGAGTGGGAGGCGCTGATGCTCGCGCGCCAGATGCAGAAGAACGCCCTGGAGGCCCGGGGCCGCAACAAAACGACGGGGTACTGACGAATGGCCGACGACATGAGCAGCGGCAGCTTGGACGACGCGCCCGACGATGGCATGGAAACGGTGACGCTGGGAGAGCCCGCGCCCGAGACGCCCGCGCCGCCGCATCCGGTTCAGGGGCCGCCCGAGGTGGTCAACCTCGTCGAGTTCCTGGACGAGGACGAGCGCAACCGCATCGCGCAGCGTGTGTGCCGCGACTACGACGCCGACGTGGAATCGTCGTCCAAGCACATGGCGCGCATGCGCCGCTGGGCCGAGTTGTACGCCTCCGTGATGATGGCGAAGACGTGGCCGTTCGACCGCGCCGCCAACGTGAACGTGCCGCTGGTGACGTACACGGTGCTGCAGATCCAGGGGCGCCTGTTCGACATGATCTTGCCGGCCAAGGGCGAGCTGTTCCACAGCCTGCCGGTGAACCAGACCAACGATGAGCTGGACAGGGCGAATCGGACCGAGCTCTACCTGAACTTCCTCGCCCGCCACGAGATCCCGGGATTCACGCAGATCTACGACGAGCTGCTGTTCCAAATGGCCATGTACGGCAGCGCGTTCATGACCTACTCGTGGAACGAGGATGAGGGGCGCATCCAGCCCGAGTGCATCTCGGCGCAGGACATGGTGGTGCCGTACCAGGCCCGCTCGAAGTCGCCGCAGATGCACGGCGTCCCCCGGTACACGCGCATCCGCTGGATGACGTGGTACGACCTCGTCGAGAAGGGCGCGAGCGGCTACTTCTACGGCACCGAGGACATCCGCCCGGTCGACGGCACTGAAAAGGACGACAGCGAGTTTCGCCAGGCCGTGGACGAGATCGCCGGCATGGAGCCGGCGGGCGGCTCGACCACGGACGAGGATGATGAGCGGCGCGTGCTGGAGATGCACATCCGCTGGCTGAAGCTGCCGAACGCGCCCGACAAGCACCCGGCGCTCGACGGCAAGCCCCACGCGGTCATCGCCTGGGTGGACGAGAACACCTCGAAGCTGCTGCGCCTGGTGGTCCGCGAGGAGCCGGACCCGAAGGACAAGGCCCGCTTCGACCAGGAGATGCAGGCCCAGCAGCAGGCCCGCGCCCAGGTCCAGGCGTTCGTGGCGGCGAACGGTACGCACGCCGACCCGATGACGGGCCAGCTGATGCCGATGCCGCCCCCGCCGCCCATACCGCCCGACCCGGCGCCCGTGAAGGTGCGCGAGGTAACGTTCTTCACGCACTACCGCGCGTTCCCGTCGGAGGGCTTCTACGGGCTCGGCTACGGGGACATGGTTGGGCCGCTGAACGAGGCGGTGAACACGATCATCAACCAGTCGATCGACCGCGCCACCGTGAACAACAGCCGCGGCGGGTTCGTGTCGCGCCAGCTGCGGTTCCAGCGCGGGCCCATCCTCATGCAGCCGGGGCAGTTCGTCGAGGTGGACGCGCCGCCCGCGGCCATGAAGGACGGCTTGCAGGTGGCGCCCGCCATCCCGGCCGACCCCGATACCATCAAGTTCGCGCAGATGATCGAATCGTGGGCCCAGCGCAGCGCCGGCAGCGGCGATACGCTGTCGGGCGAGCCCATCGGCGCCAACGAGACGGCGCGCGCGGCGATGCTGCGCAACGAGAACGCCCAGAAGCAGATCAGCGTGCTCGGCAGCCGCGTGATCTCGTACATGAAGAACGACGTCGACATGATCTGGCGCCTGCTGTCGGTGTTCCTGCCCGACCAGGCCACGGCGTCCGTCCCCGGCAAGGACGGCCAGCCGACCAGCATCCCCGTGTCGCGCTCCGACTTCATCGCCGACCAGCGCGTGTTCCCCGCCGCAGACCCGCGCGTGACCTCGCGGCAGCAGCGCGTCCAGGACGCCAACGACGCGTGGCAGATGGCCATGGGCAACCCGCTCATGGCCCAAAACCCGCAGATCCTGCACGCGCTCACCGAGCGGATGCTGCATGCCCGGGACATGACGGACCTGATCCCGCTGCTCGCGCCCGCGCAGCCGCCCCCGCCGCCGCCGATCCCGCAGACCGCCGAGAATGCGATGTTCCTGGAGGGAAAGCAGCCGCAGGTGAATCCCCAGGACAACCATGACCAGCACCTCGCGGAAATCGCGATGTTCAAGAACTCGCCCGAATTCGTGTCGATGACGCCGCAGATGGCGGAAGCCCTCGACCAGCACGCCCGCAACCACCTTGCGCAGAAGATGAAAGGAGCCGCGCAAAATGGACAACCAGGACCAGGACCAGTTCCTCAACCTCCCGGAGGCGGCCCGCCAGGAATGGGTGGCCCTCCCGGCCACCCGCCGCTTCCTGGACCACCTCCGGGCCACGCGGGACCACCACGCGGACCGGGCCCTCTACCTGGCGGCCCGAGCTGACCGAACGGCCTCCGGCCACGCCGGCGCCGCGGCCGCGCTGACCGGACTCGTGGACGACTGCATGTTGCCGCGCCAGGAGCCCGCGCCAGCGTTCACCGATTCAACGTACGTCGACCCCCGCAAGCGCAAAGGAGCAGCATGAAGCCCAGCCTCAACAACCCCATCGTCCGCAGCGGCGCGCGCTGCCCCTTCTACCCGACGGGAGACCGCGTGCTCGTTGAGAAGCTGGGCACCGCCGAGGAAATGGTCAGCGGCATCGTGATCCCCGAGAAGGAGCAGGCAGTCAGCCTGTACGCCGTCGTCGTGGCCGCCGGACCCATGGCGATGGACGTGCTGCGAGACATGGGCATCGGCATCGGCGACACCGTGTGCATCGGCAAGTACAGCGGCGTCGTCTGGGAGTGGCGCCCCGATGGGCAGCTGAAGTTCGAGCGCGTGGACGTCATCAACGTCAAGGACATCTACGGCGGCGTCGAGCTGGCCGACAAGATCGCGTCCGGCGAGGTGTTCATCGACCTCTACAAGGAGCGCGACGGGGTGGAGCGCCACCGGTTTTTCCAACGTGTCGAAGAGAAGGAGGCTGCGTAAATGGCTCTTGCGGATGACGCGCGCGCCGATGGCGTGCCCGATGAGGTGGTCGCCGAACTCGAAGGCGGCGAGGGCGGAGAAGGGGGCGAGGGCGGCGAAAAGCCCGAGGAACAGGTCACCGTCAAGCTCAGCCGGCGCAAGAAGGAGCAGCAGGAGCGCGACGAGCGCCTGCGCGCCGCCGAGGAGCGCGCCGCCGCCGCCGAGCGCATCGCCAACGAGCTGCGCCAGCAGCAGGCCGCGGAAACGGCGCACCTGCGCGGCACGCTGGAGCAGATGCAGCGGCAGATGCAGACCGCACAGGCGCCGCAGCAGCGCCAGCAGCAGGACGAGGAGCCCATCGAGCGCCGCGTTTCCGCCGCCACGAAGTCCGCGAACGAGGCGCTGAAGGCCGGCGACCTGGGCGCGTACCACGAGGCCATGGAACGCGTGATGGACCTGCGCGCCGAAGCGAAGGTCAAGGCTATCCTCGACGCCCAGCCGAAGCCCCCGCCGGCGCCTGCGGCGCAGCAACAGCGTCCCGCCTGGGTCATGGCCATCGAAATGCAGTACCCCGACGTGCTGAGCCATCCGCGCGGCCAGCAGACGGTCGCCATCGTCGACCAGCTCAACAGCGCCGACGCCTGGGGGCCCGAGCGCCTGCACAAGGCTTTCCAGCGCGCCCGCACGGAGCTGGGCCTGCAACAGCATCAGGGGGGGCGGCCCGCGCCCGCATCGAACGGGCAACGCGCGCTCTACGGCTCGGTCAACTCGACCGCGACGGGCGGCGGGGGCCGCGGTGGTGGTGGCGAAGAGCGCGTGACGCTGCCCAAGGGCTACCTGGAGATGGCGGCGCGGGCCGGCATGACGAAGGCACAGGCCGCGAAGGCGTGGAAGGACTCCTACCCAGAGGAATAGTGGCCAAGTTGGCCAGAATTAGGACGACGTGGACGACGGGAGCGATATGCGCTCCCATGGAAGCACGGACGTAGCCCCTCGGCCGATAGGCCGCAGGTGGTCCGCCAGCCAGCCCGAACCGGCGACACGCTAACCCGGTCTCGTGATGCAGCGGTGGATCACGAATGGCCAACGGCCCCAAGTCCCGCAAGGTAGTCGGTAGCGAGCAGCGCGCCGACGCGCCGGCCGCAGACGTTCAGCAGCTCTGGAAGACGGACGTGCTCGAAGGCACGGACCCGAACTTCCGGTACCAGTTCATGCGCGAGGAGGAAGTCCGCGACCGCGGGCGCTCCCGCATGGTGCTGGACCGCCGCACGGGCGAGCAGGTGCGCGTCGATGGCTGGACCGTCTGCACCGAGGACGAGGTGGGCGTGTCGCGCGAGCGACCGGACCTCGCCAACCCGGTGGACGGGACCATGCGGATGGGGTCGCACGTGCTCATGAAGATCCCCGCCCCGCACTGGGAACTGCTCCAGCACGAGAAAGACGCCGTGCCGGACGCGCTGGAGCACCGACTGCTGTCGGGGGCGAAGCCGAAGGGTGCAGCAGGCATCCCCGACTTCCGCAACGCCGACGTGGCCGAGGACTTCAGCGAAGGCGGCACGCGCGTCGTCGGCAAGCAGGCGTTCTTCGCGCCACACCCCGCCCTCATGGGCGGCTTCCAGGGAGGGTAATCGACCATGGCCAACGATTCACAGGCAGGGTTCTGGCCCGAGGGCAACCAGGGCTCCGACTGCACGCAGGTCAAGCGCGTGCGCGTCGCTTCCAACAACGGCACCGCCATCTTCCTCGGCGACTGCGTGACCCGCACTGCCGCGGGCGTCTGGGGCTTGGCCACCGCCGGCTCCGGCGTCGGCGGCGTGTCTCAGGGCGCGAGCTACATGGACGCGGCGACGCTGGTGCGCAAGGAGGGCGTCTATCTGCCCGCCAGCACCACGTACAGCTCGACGGCGTTCGACACGTACGGCGAGACCGACCAGTCGTTCCTCTACATCGCCGCGGATCCGCTGAACACGCGCTACCGCTGCCAGAACCCGGCGACGCCCGCGCTGACCGACCTGACGAAGAACGCGAACTTCGCCGCCGGCTCCGGCGGGTCCACCACGACGGGCATCTCCAGCCACGTGCTGGGCTCCGTCGCCACCACGCAGGGCCTGGACTTCGCCATCCAGGACTTCGTGCACTCCCCGCGCAACGACATGACCAGCGCGAACGCCAAGTACATCGTCCAAATCAACGCCGTCCCCGTCGCTCCGGGAAGCTCCGGCGCCACCGGCCAGTAAGGAGACCGCGCCATGCCGATGAATTCAGCATCAATTTACAAGTCCATTGAGCCGGTCACGCGGCACTTCTGGGGGCTCGCCCAGCAGGAAGCAAAGCCGATCTTCTCCCAGATCTTCGAGACGGAGACGACGGACGAGCCCATCCTGGACGCCGTCGAGTACGGCGGCCCGGGCGCCATGAAGTGGAAGGCCGAGAACGATCGGATCTTCAGCGACGAGATCATCCAGGGCGTCAACAAGCGGTGGGCGGCGCAGACGTTCGCGACGGCCATCGAAATCAGCCTGGAGGCCGTCGAGGACACGAAATACAGCGCCATCAAGACGGCGGCGAAGTCGCTGGGCCGCTCGGCGGCGCTCACCCCCGAGTACCTGGCGGCGCAGTTCCTGGACCGCGCCTTCAACACCTCGTACCCGGCGCTGGGCGACAACCTGACCCTGTGCAACGCCGCCCACCTCATCCCGAAGGGCGGCACGTACTCGAACGCGCTGACCACGCCGTACTCGCTCAGCGAGTTCGCGCTGGAGCAGATCTTCCAGAACCTGGCGGTCATCCCGGGCACGGACGGCATGCTGATGCCGCTGCAGCCCGAGAAGCTGGTGGTGCCTGTGGCACTGGGGCCCCTGGCCTGGAAGCTGTCGCAGACGCAGCTGCAGGTCGGCTCGGCCAACAACGACCTGTCGTTCATCGCCGGGAAGTTCCAGCCCATCGTGTTCAACTACCTGGGCAGCAACACGCGGTACTTCGTCACCACGAACGCCGACGACGGGCTGTTCTGGAAGTGGCGGGTGAAGCCGCAATTCATGCGGGACAACGTCGACATGCTGACGCAGGCGCTGTTCATCAGCCGCTTCCGCGCCTACTGGGGCTGCATCGACGGCCGCGGCATCTACGGCAGCAACGCGGTCTGAGGAGGAAGCCATGCCGATCACCAACTTCCCGGGGGGCGTCGGAAGCTACGGCATCCCCCTGTACGGCTCGGGCAGCGTCTACGACATGCCATGGGGCAAGGCGTGGTTCGTCTCCAACGCCACCGGCGTCGTAAACGGCGACGGGACGAGCCGCGACCGGCCCATGGTGTCGCTGGCGGACGCCCTCGCGCGCGCCAGCGCCTACGACACCATCTTCGTCGGCCCCGGCCATGCGGAGAACGTCACGGCGTCCATGGTGTTCAGCGGGACGAACCAGAGCGGCCCCAACACGGGCGCGCAGGTCATCCCGCAGGGCGTGCGCATCATCGGCGAGGGCGTGGGCACCAACCGGCCAACGTTCACGCTGACCGCGGCTGCCTCCACGTTCGCGCTCGCCAACGCGAACTCGACGCTGGAGAACATCCGCATCCTGTGCCCGCAGACCGGCACCACCACCAACGCCACGCAGGTAGCGGTGACGGCGGCCGGCTGCATGGTGCGCCAGTGCCAGTTCCAGGGCGCCAGCTCGTCCACGGCGCTGGCGACCACGTGCATCCAGCTCAGCTCCGCGGCCAACGACTTCATGGCGCTCGACAACACCGGCTTCACGGTGACCGGCGCTCCGACGTCCTGGCTGTCGACCACGGGCACCGCGGCGGCGGCGCGCGTGTACATCCAGCGCAACACCGTCAGGATGATCCTCAGCGCCACCACCGCCGGCATCGTCGATATGTCGTCGGCCTCGGTGACCCCGCCGGCGGACTGGCTCATCTCGGACAACAACTTCGCCAACCTGGTCGCCTCGGCAACGGTGGTGATCAAGGGAGTCGCCTCGGCGGCCGGGTTCGTCGCCTACAACAACCTCACCGGCGGCGTCACCACCAACCTGACGACCACGACCATCAACACGCCCGGCAGCCTGGAGTCCTTCCAGAACTTCGTCACGTCGGGCGGGAAGTGGGGAATCGTCGGCGGCGGCACCGGCGCCCAGACGAGCTGACACCTTTCGCTGCGCGCGCCCGGCTTTCATCCTTTCCCGGGCGCGCGCAGCGGGAATAACCCGCATGGCCTACGTTCGTCCCATCAAGTTCGAGCCGGGCCAATTCCTGCGGCCCTGCGACACGTGCGGCATTCGCTTCCGCGCGAACGAGCTGGTGCGCGGCAGCGATGGGCACTTCCGCTGCCGCCGCTGGTGCGCCGAGCAGACGCAGCTGGACCGCGACCGCATCGCCGCCGCCAGCGACCGCCGGCGCGAGGCGCCCCCACCGCCCTACGGCGTCCCGTACACGTTCGGCGACGCCTACGAGCAGGAGGGCATCCTGTTCAACTTCCTCGCCAACCAGCCCGTCGTAGACCCCGGCTGGCCAGGGGGCCGGCGCCTGGGCGCCGCGCCCGGCACCGTGTTCAGGCCGATGGGATGGGCACAGCTGTCCGCCACGACTCGCACGGCCATCTCCGGCGGCGAGACGATGCGATACCTCTACCAGATCATCGTCGAGAACCAGCGGCCGACGTCATGGATCACTCGGGCCCGACAGAAGCTCGGCGAGCTGGGCGACTGGATCATCAGGCAGCAGGACGGATTCGGCATCAACCCCACCGACACCAAGTCGAACAGCGGTTCGTTCGGCTCCGTTCCCCTCGGCAACCGCACGCTGTTGGCCGCGGACCACGGGCGCCTCGGCCTCGGCCAGGTCTACGCCTATCAGATCCTCGGCGACGCGAAGTACCTGGCGAGCGCGCGCGCCATCGCTGACTTCATCACGAATCTGCAGCAGGGCGGCTTGCTGACCAGCAATTTCTCGTCGTCGGACGCCGCCGGCACCACCCCGGTGAACTATGGCACCTGGTCGCGCAGCGTCGATTTCGTCGGGATTTCGTTCGAGCACGTGTACCAGGCGGACTCGCTCGTGTGCCTCGAATTCCTGCAGGCGCTGATGGCGGTCACCGGTGACGAGCTTCACGGCGCCGACACGACGCTGTTCGGGACGTACACGCAGGCGCCGCAACAGCTGCTGTCGGTGTCGATGGCGAACGCGCGGGCGTTCTGGCAGGTGGGGGCCTTCGACTCGTACACGGGGACGACGTTGACCGGCCTGTCGTCCACGACGCCGCGGGAGCTGTTCAATAGCTACCCCGTCGTGAAACCCGGGTGGTCTCCGGGGTCAGGCGCGTGGGAGTTCCAGGACGGCCCCGCCGCCACCGGGACGCTAATCACCGCCGTCTACCTCGCGGCCGCGCTGCGCGCGCTCTACAGCTACGAGGGATTGTCGGCCAACGTGGCCAACGTTTGGTCGTGGCTGATGGGATTCACCTCGAACCCCGCGTATCAGCCGACCACCACATCGCTGTCCCAGGACGAGCCTGCCGCGCTGGGGATCGCGGGCACCTACAACCCGAAGCTGTCGCTGTCCTCCCTGCTGCAGGTGCGCACCACCGGCGGCGCGGCGACGGCCATGAACGGCAGCAGCGTCTACGACTTCCGGTGCGCCGGCTACTTGTCGCCCATCCAGCGCGTGCAGGACCCGGGCAGCCTGGACCTGGCGAAGGACTTCGTCACCAAGGGCGCGCTGGTGCTGCCCACGGACTACGACAACACGCTATCGGGCAACGGCACGACGTATTTCATGGTCACCGGCCAGTCCGGACTCGGCGGCCAGGTGGTGCAGTCGTGAGAGCGCTCGTCGTTGCGGCCATCGTGCTGGTGCCTGCATCTGCCTGGGCGCTCGGCAACCCGTCGTGCACGCGTGAGTCTGGGTGCTCTGTCCCGGCGTGCTACGGCGCGCTGCCGGGCGGGAACGTCGCCTATTACGTCTGCGACTGCAAGACGACGGGAGCCGCCGGCCAGCAGCCGCAGGCGAATTGCACCGCTGGGAACGACGGCCTGGCGGGGACGTCACCGGCGACGGCCTGGCAGACCTACGGCAAGGCCCAGTCGCAGTTCGGCTTGCTGAACGCGGGCGATCGGATCCTGTTCTGCAACGGCGGCGTGTTCGACGCGACCGGAGCGGCGTCGAATCAGTGGGTCAATCACAACTCGACGGTCGGGACGCCCGTGGTGGTTGGCACGTACACCGCCTCGTGGGGCGGCGGTACGACGCGGCCGAAGATCCTGTTCCCGACGGCGACCCACGCGTTCAGCCTGCAAGAGGGGTCGGATGTCGTCGAGCAAGGATACGTCTTCGCTGGCCTGTCCGTCGAAGGACTCGGCCAGCCTGCCACGCCGTGCGGGACCAGCTCGCCGTTCCCCATGGACGCGTTCTTTCTCTACAACCAGGTCAACAACGTCACCCTGTGCGACATGGCGCTGCTCTACGCCTGCGTCGGTGTCGAGAACGCGGGCGGGAACGTCGTCGGGGATCAGAACGCCAACCTGCTGGTCCAGTACACGTACATGGCCAACAACGGCGGGGATGGCGTTCTCGGCGCCGGCAATGGCCAGACGATCGACCACGACTACTTCGTGAACAACGGGTTTGAGCGGGCGAACCTGAACCACCAGGCGTATTTCGGCGCAGTGGACGGCGCGAGCAACCTGGCTTTCACCAACAACGAGATGTATCAGGGAACGCTCGTCGCGGGGCAGTGCTCGGGCTCGATGTTCGTCACGCATGGGCTCATCACGAATCTCGACGTGAGCGGGAACTACGGCCACGAGGACGGCACCAGCACCACGACGTCGTCTTGCTACTGCCTCCAGGCCAACCCCGGCTACACGGCTACCGAGCAGTTCACGAACATCAACATCCACGGCAACCTGTGCGTGAACCCCGGCGGCGACGCCATCAACATCTCGGCGTGCCACGGGTGCAGCGCCTACAACAACATCGTCCTCAGCAACAACACGAACCTGGGCCGCTCGGTCGTATTCACAGACGACGGCACGACATCGGGTGGCGCCGACTGGCACAACCAGAATTGCACCATGAGCTACAACACCGCCTGGGGCATCGGCGCCCAGATGGGCATCGTGGCCACGGGCTCGTCGATGGTCTCAGTGGGGAACTTCGTCTACCACACGGGCACCGGGACACAGGGGTGCTTCAATTACGACCAGGCAGACGCTGCCTATTCGTTCGTCAACAACAACGGTTGCTATGGCCCGAACGCCACGACGCTGAACTGGAATGCGACGGGGCCGCTGTCGCTGGGCGGCTGGCAAGGGCACGGCTTCGACGGCGCATCCACGTCCGGGACGGATCCGAAGTTCAGCAACCCGCGGCTCTCGCCCACGTTCGCGGCGGCGGGGACGGACTTCGTGCCTGGCGCGACGTCGTATCTGCTCGGTGCTGGCGTCAACCTGTACGCACCTGCGACTGATTTCGTGGGCAGCACAAGGCCTCAGGGGTCGGTGGCTGACATCGGCGCGCTGGAGCTCATCGTGGCCACGCAGCCGGCGCTCCCCGGCGGGCACCGGCCCTGGTCCATGGGGGTGTGGCTGTGCGTGCTGCTGGCATGCGCGGCGCTGCTTGGTGCCGCCAGCGCGGGCCGCGCACGTCGGTTACGAGCTGATGACGAGCACCAGCACTTCATCGACGAGGCGCAAATGGCGTCGCTCCGTGAGATGGGCGACGACGGCGTGTCGCTGATGCTGACTTACCTTTGCGAGGACTGCGGGGAGCCGCTGTTCCTCCCCAGAACGAACAACGGCAAAAAGAGGAGAACGTAGTCATGGCAAATTGGTCCTTCGCAGTCTCGGGCGCGAACATCACCGTCGCCGCCGCCAACCCACTGACGCTGGTGTTCATCAACCCCGGCTCCAGCGTCGGCATCCGCGTCCTGCGGGCGTGGTGCTCCCAGGCGGGCACCCTGACATCCCAGAATCTGGGCATCGAGTTCGTCACCCAGGTAACGGCGTTCCCGACGCTGACCAGCGCGACGCCGGCCAAGCTGCAGCGGCAGAACCCGAACGCCTCCACGATCACCGGCGGTACCGCTGGCGCCGCGGGCACGTCCGGGATCAACGCCTCTGTCGAGGGCGGCGGCGCGAAGACGGTCGTGTGGGCGGACGCGTTCAACAACATCAACGGCTGGGTGTACATGCCCACGCCGAAGAACGTGATCGAGGTGCCCGCCGGATCCTCGTCGGGCCTGGGGCTCGTGCTCACCACCACCGCCGGCACGACGTCAGGCTGGAACTTCGGCGTCGAGTTCGAAGAGATCTAAGCCGCAAGCATGGCGCTCGTCGCCCAATACTTCCTCAACGATGGCTCTTCGGGAACCAGCCCGACGAGCATCGCTGACAGCGGGCCGGCGACCACCGTCGGCCTGACGATGACGTTCGGCGGCTCGGCCGCCTGGACGTCGTTGGGCACGGGGAAAGGCCTCATTTTCGACGCCACGGGCTCGTCCCAGGCGGCGAGCGCCGTCCTCAACGGCTCGAAGTACCAGACGGCGTTCTCGGGCGCCACGGCGATGGTCGTGGAGTTCGTGAGCGACGTCAGTTCCATCGGCTGCATCGCGAGCCTCGCGGACTCGACGAACGCGAATCAGGCGTTCGCGTGCGTGGTGAACAGCGCTGGCGCGTGGCTCGACTGTTTCATCATCAACGGCTGGTACCGGTTCCCGTATACGACCGGCCGCCATGTCTGGCACCTTGTGATCGACTCGACGGCGGCGGCCGGCTCGCGGGCAACGCTCTACAAGGATGGCAGCTCGGTCGCGGTGAACACCATCTTCACCGAGATCACCGCGTCGGCCGCGCTCGACTCGACGATCAGCAACTGGACCCACAACGTCATGTACATCGGCGGGGAGGCGGGCTCCGTCGGCGCCGCCTACCTGACCGGAAACGTCTACTACGTGGCGCTGTATACGTCGCTTTCGACCATCGCGGCGAATGCGGCCAACCTGGCGACAAATGATGACGCCGACCCGAATACGCCGGCGCGCGTGGCGTGGCGCCGGCCATTCTTCGATGTCAGTTCGTGGGACCCGGACCCGCCGGCGGCCCCGCGCCGGGCGATGGCACCCGTATCAACCCCGGCAGCCCCCGCGCAGGTGCCGTACCGGCGCCAGCTATTCGACTGGCAGGCCCAGCAGGAGCCGACGTTCTACTGGCAGGGCATCCGCTCGGCGCTTGTGCAGGCGGGCGCTTCCTCGGCGCCCGGGTTCTCGCGCGCGTGGTGGGTGTCTGCCGCGGCGGCATCATGGGAGCCGGAGGAGCGGACCCCACTCCGGGCCCGAAGCTTCCCGGTATCGGGCCCCCCGCCGGTGGCGCTGCCGCCGTTCACGCGCCGCTGGGTGCCGATCGCCGTGGACGCCTGGCAGCCCGTCGACCAGCAGCTCGTCGCGCGGGCGCATGTGCCGCTTGCCGGCTCCGTGTCGCCCATCCCACCAACCCCCGTCAACCCGACCGACTGGCGCGCGGACTACGCGGCCATCATCGGCCAAATGTTCCGCGGCGGCGGATTCCCGCTACAGGTGTAACCATGGCGCAGCAAGGCTACGGCTCCTACAACCAGTTCGGCCAGTACGGCCAGCTCCCCGGGCAGGCCCAGCAGGGGCGCTACCCGTCATTCGGCGGCGGCCAAGGCTACGGCTACGGCTACGGCCAGCGGCAGCAGTATCCGCAAGGCACGTTCCAGCAGCCGCAGGGGACGAACACCTCGGACCTCAGCACCACACCGCCCACCGGCGACAAGGCGCCAAGCGCCGCACCCACAGCCAGCGCGCCGCCCACGCCCACTCCATCGCCGCCGCCTGCCCCCGGCGCGGCCGGTCAGCAGGCGCCCGCCGACAACAACCAGTACCCGCCCGGCACGTTCCAGAGCGGCGGCCTCGGCCAGTCGTCGACTGGCCCCGTGAACATGGCCATGGGCCAGTACGGCGCGCCCGGCGCCTGGGACGGCGGTTACAACGCCACGCCCGCGCCGCCGCCCGCGTCGCAGTCGTCGGGGAGCTACGCCGCCACGCTGGGGGGCGGCTACCCCACGGGCACGTTCGCTCCGCCCGCGGCGCCCGCGCAATCACCGGCGCAGCAGCCGGCCGCCAATGCTGGGGCACAGGCCGCACCGGCAATCCCCAAGTTCGACCCGATGCACCCGCTGGCCCAGCTGTACGCGCAGACCGCCGCCGCCAACCAGCGCATGCAGCAGGAGCGGGCGATGTACCCGAGCGCATACCCGGCGCTGTCCAACGGAATGACCCTCGGTCCCGTCGGCACGAACAGCCCGGGGCAGATCAACGCCTACTACGCGCAGATGCGCCAGGACGCCGCCGCGGCCTACCAGGCGAACCCGACGCCGCAGAACTACCTCGCCTATCAGCGGTCGCTCAACTCGATGTACGACCCGATTGACACAACGCCGGCGCCGCAGTCGGCCGACTACCTGGCCAGCGTCGCCGCCCTGAACGCCGCGCCCGCGTACACGGCGCGCACGCTTGCCTCGGTGTGGGGGGGCGGCTCGTGAGCGTACCTGGCACATCCAGCTACCTGCCGAACCGCGCACGCATTGTCCAGCTTGCGCTCACCCGCGTCGGCGCCCTCGGGCCCGGCGTGGTTAACGCCGCGCAGGAGGCCGCGCCGCTGGTGGCGCACGCCAACGACGAGCTGAACATCCTCACGAAAAGCGGTGACGCTGACGGCATCCTCACCTGGCGCCTGGCGCGCCGTACGCTCACCACCGTCGCGAATCAGGCGGCGTACGTGCTCAGCGACGACGTGAACGACATCGACCCGCCCGCGCGATACACCGTATCGGGGCAGACGTCGGGCTCGGTCATCTCGCCGATGAGCAACGACGACTACCAGTCGCTGGGAGACCGGACGATCACCGGCGTCTCGAACATGTACCTGGTGACGAAGGCGCTGGACGGCTCAGGCCTGAACCAGCTCACGCTTACGCTCTACCCGGTGCCCGCCAACACCGGCGACACCATCGAGTACCAGGCGGTCGTGCGCGCGCGCGACCAGACCACCGACGCCGATACCATGGATATCCCGCAGATGTGGATCTCGGTCGTGGCCTGGGGGCTCGCCGCCGTCCTGGCGCCGTCGTACGGGCTCGACATGGCGCGGATTCAGTATTTCGACACGAAGTACGAGAACGAGCGCCAGAAGCTGCTGGAGCAGGATGGCGAGCGCGGGCCCGTCCAGTTCGTGCCATTCGGCGCCATGTCCTACGGCCCCTACTACCAGCGCGGGCGGGGGACCTACCGATGATTCCTGGCCAACTTGGCCAGGAATGGGCGATGAGTAAATTAGCTCTTGCCACCCGGCTGCAATTGACTCATTATCTTACTCATGAAGAAGCTCGTATGTCTCCTCGTCGCCGTCATCGCCTTCACCTCTTGCCAGCAGGGAGCCCCGCCCATGGGTAGCCGCGTCCTCGATTCGCTGTACATCTCGGGCTACGGCGCCTCCGCGGCGTCTGGCACGGTTCAGTTCTACCAGCCGGGCACCTTGACCCCCGTGACGGTGTACTCGGACGACGCCCTCACGCAGGCGCTGGCGCAGCCGATCACGCTGGACGCGAACGGCAAGACACCGCTGCCGGTGTACACGGCGGCGCCCCTGCGGGCCATCATCAAGTCGGCGGCGGGCGCCACGCTCCAGGACATCACGCGCATCGACGGCGACCGCGCGGAGTTGGTGCAGGTCAGCAATACGTCGTTCCCTGGGGCTGCGACCGTGGACGCCGCGCTGAGCGCTCTGGGGACGAGCTTCGGCGGCATCAACGGGCTCTATCTCGCGCCAGGAACGGGGGCGGTGCCGCGTACCTTCCAGTCGGTCATCGGCGACATGGCCTTCAACGTCAAGAACTACGGAGCCATCGGGAACGGCGTAGCCGACGACACCTCGGCGATCCAGGCGACCATCACGGCGTGCATTGCAGCAGGCGGCGGTACCGTATTCCTGCCGCCAGGAACCTATCTCATTTCGTCCGCGCTGAACGTATCGACGACTGGCATCTCGATTCAGGGTGCTTCACGGAACACCTCGATTATCAAGAATACGAATGCCAGCACCGGCGTATTCACAACCCCCGGTTCTGCGGCGGTAACCGACTTCCGCAACTTTCGCATCACCCACTCGTCCTCGTCGTCAGCGACGGCAATTGTCGCAGCGGCAGGGGGGCAGGTGAATTTCGATACGGTGTCGATTGGCGGCCATCTGGGCGCCGTCAACACAACATCGATTGTCCCGTTCAATTCCTCCTTCGTTGCTACGGGAGCCGGGACCGCCGTGATCACTGGCTGGGCTACCTCCGTTCGGTCGTTTTATACGTCCAGTACGGGAACCGGGCTGTCTGTGTCACTCCCCGGGTCGACACTCATCGGTGACACCTTCTCTGGCGGCAGCATCGGGCTCGACATCACGTCAGGCGGAACAGTCACGACGGCTGGGTGCGATGCCTCGGCGTGCACCGTTGGCATGAGGACCGCCGCCTCAAGCACCTCGCTCGTGGTGCTATCGACGGCATGCAACTGGGGAACCGTTACCGACCAGCGCACGGGGCCGCCGGTAAGCTACAGCTTCTCGACATCGAGCGCGATTACGCCGCTGCCGTCGCAGACGGACACCGTTCGCGTCGTCGCCACCGCCGCCATTACGGTCACGGTGAACCAGCCGGCGAACACCGCGTTCGGGCGGAAGTGGACGCTCATGTGCCTGAACAACAGCGGCGGTGCTGTTACCTGGACATTCAACGCCGCCTACAAGCTAAGCGCCGCCGTCGCCCCTGCCACCGGAAACATGGTGTCGCTCATCCTGGAGTACGATCCGATCAGTGGCATCGTGCGCGAAGTGGGACGCGCCGCCACGGCGATTTAGGCCAACTTGGCCAGGAATAGGCTCTGTTGCGGCCGCGCGCCGTGGGCCTACGCTGGGTGCGTGGTTCTCGTGCTGCTCGGCATCGCGGCGATTGCTGTGATGCTCGCCCACCTCTCGCGAAGGATTCGACACATGGCCATCTCTCTCGACGCCCTGACCGCCAACGTGACCGCCCTGGAAGCTGCCGCCGCTGCCGCCGTCGCCGCTCTGGGCACTCCCGGCGGACCGACCCAGGCCGACGTGGATGCGCTCGCCGCTCGCGTGAAGACCGTCTCCGACCAGCTCGCCGCCGCGACCGCCCCGAAGGCGTGACCCGTCCGCGGCTCGTGATATTCTGAGTCCGTAGCCCGAGCCGCGCTTCGCCCGCCGGCCTCGTGACATTGGCGAAAGGTCACGCATGGCTACCGGGGACGTTCCCATCAACGACGGGCAGCTCGCTTCGGCTGAGGACCAGCCGGGACAGTTTCGCCACGTCACGAACTTCCTCACGGACCTGCAGGGGTTCAATCGCGTCCGGCCGGGCATCACGAACGCCACCTTCGACCCGACGAACAACGCCCAGACGTCGGGCTCGCCGATCATCGGCATGTACGTCTGGACGAACCCCGTCGACCGGTACGCCTACCTCGTCTACGTCCGCGCGGACCGATACATCGTCGCGAAGAACCTCACGACGCTGGTCAAGACGGTCCTGTCCACGTCTGACGTGACGACGCAGCTCGACGGCAACGCCGCGCACCCTACGTTCGCCGAGGACTCGGTGCGGCTGCTCATCGCGGGCGGCGGGCAGATTCAGACGTGGGACGGCGCCGCCGCGCTGTCATCGCGCCTCGCCACGTACACGGTGGGCGTGAACCAGCCGCCTCTCGGGGCCACGCACATCGCGAAGCTGGCGAATTACATCGTCGCCAACAACGTGTACCCGGGCTCGCTCAACCAATTCTTCTGGAGCGCGCTCGGCGACGGCAACGATACGAGCTGGCCGCCGCTCAACTTCAACACCGCCGACGCGCGCCCGGACCCGGTGGTGGGCGTCTACGAGAACCTGCGCGAGCTGTACGTCTTCGGCACGCAGACGCTGCAGGTCTATGGGATCACCAGCGATGCGAACCTGCCGTTCCAGGCGAGCGCGGCGCTGGACCTCGGCACCATCGCTCCGTACAGCCCCATCCGCCTGGACCAGACGTTCGCGTTTCTCGACTACCGCCGGCGATTCGTGCAGAGCGACGGGCGCAGCTTCACGCCGCTCAGCGCCGCCATCGACAAGGAACTGCAGGACCTGTCAGCGGTGGCCGACTGCTGGGGCTTCCGCTGCCGCATCGGCTTCTGGGACCTGCTCATCTGGGTGTTCCCGACGGCCAGCATGGCCTACTACTACGAGCTGAACCAGCAGAAGTGGGGGCGCGTGCGCGGGTGGAACGGCACCGACGCGTTCGCGCTCATTCGCATGGGCGCTTACGCCTACTACGCCCAGGGCAATCAGCACTTCATCGGCGACAACCTGCACGAGAACGTTTTCACGTTCGACCTGAACGCGCGCAACGACGTCGCGGCGGATGGCACGCTCACGCTGCCCATCGTTGCCGAGCGCACCACCGGGCGCCTCGACTGGGAGACGACGAAGCGCAAGCGGTGCAACAGCGTGCGGTTGTTCCTGCGCCGCGGGACCACCGCCAGCGCCGCCGTCGAGATCATGAAGTCCGACGACGGGGGCCCCTGGTCGTCGCCGTTCCTCGTCGGGCTCGGCAGCAGCGACGGCGACACAACGAGCTGGGCCGACTGGTACCCGGGCGGCATCTACCGGCGCCGCCAGTACCGCATCCGCTACTCGAACCCGACGGACACCGTCATCTCGGCCATCGAAGAGGACTACTCCGTCTTGGCCGGCTGAAAGGCGAACCATGGCAAGCGACGGCAGCGACATCGTCAGGACCACTTCAGGGCAATCTGGCGTCGGCATCAACGGCCCCGGCGGCACGCAGACGTACACGGGGGCCGACGCTCTGGCACCGAATCGGCAGCCCGACGGCACCTATCACGTGCAGGACCCAACGGAGGCGCTTCAGCTCGTCAACGCTGGCATCCCGCAGAGCAGTGTCTACGTCTCCGACGGCAAAGGTGGCTATGCGCCGGTCACGCCGCACCAGCTCACCGCGGCCTCGTTCCAGCACGACGGCGGCACCGTCTTCAATCCAAACGACCCGGGAAACAGCAACTACTCGGACAGCCTGAAGGCCGTCGCAGACAAGACTGGCCTCCCGATCGACCAGGTGGCGAATATGCTCACCGGCGGCGGCGCGGGCGCGCAATCGGGAATCGTCGACGCCGTGAACAAGGTCGCGGGCGAGGCGCAGCAGTACGCCGGCCAGAACCGCGACTTCCAGCTCCAGGGCCTGGCCCAGTCGGACCAGGCGTTCGCGCCCGCGCAACAGAGCTACGCCGGCATGTACGGGCCGGGCGGCTCGCTGACCGGGCCGGGGCAGGGTGAGCAGGCGTTCAACAGCTACGGCAGCATGCTCATGCAGCCGGGCGCGCAGTCGCAGGTGTTCGGGCAGACGCAGGGATACCTGTCAGGCCAGTCGCCGGGCATGACCGCGCTCGGGCAGGTGGCCGGCCAGCTCGGCGGCCCCACGCTGTCCTCGCAGCAGTACGGCAACTACGCCAGCCAGCTCGCCCAGCCGTCGAACTCGCAGGGCAGCTACGCTGCGCTGACCGGGCAGCTATCGCAGCCGTCGCTGTCGCAGCAGAGCTACGGCGGCTACGCGAGCGCGCTGGGCCAGCAGAGCGCGGGCGAGCAGCGGTACGACCAGACGCAGGGACAGTACAACTCGAACCCCCTGCAGCAGGGCTACGCCGGCCTGATGGCGCAGTACCAGGCGCCCACCAACCTGCAGTCGAGCCTGGGGAACATCTCGGCACGGTACAACCAACCGTCGAACGCGCAGAGCACGTTCTCCTCGCAGCAGGGTGCGCTCTCGTCGCCGGGAGCGCTGGAGAACTTCGCGGCATCGGACCTCAACGGCACGAACCCCTACTACGAGCAGCTGCGCCAGACGCAGGATGCCGACCTGAACGCCCAGTTCAACGCCCGCGGCGCCTACAACAGCGGCGCTGCCATGCGCGCGCTCGCGCTCGGCGACTCGAACCTGGCGGCGCAGCAGTACCAGCAGGAGGGGCAGCTGCAGGGGCAAGCGCAGCAGGCGCAGCTATCTCGCCTCGGCCAGGGGCAGGCCGGGGCCAGCGCCGCCGACACGTCGAACTACGCCAGTCTGTCGGGCCTCACCGGCGCGCTCAGCGGCGCGGATGCGCAGCGCCTGGCGGCCACCAACGGGCAGGTGGGCCTCGCGGGCGCCGCCAGCGGCATGAACCTGTCGTACCTCCAGGGCGGCCAGTCGGCGGCAAACAGCGCGGGCGCCGCGGACCTGGCGCGCACGCAGGCGGGCATCAACCTGGCGCAGGGGACCGATGCCACGAACTACGCGCGCATCATGGGTCAGGGGCAGCTCGCGAACAACGCCGATGCCGCGAACCTCGCCCGCATCAACAGCGGGATCAACCTGACCCAGGGCACCGACGCCACGAATCTCGCCCAGAACCTCGGCTACGTGAATGCGGCCGACGCTGCGGGCGCGGGCCAGGTCGGGCAGTACAGCGCCTACGGAAACCTGGCGCAGGGCCTGGACGCCACGACGCTGGCCCAGCTGAACGCCTACCTCAACCAGGCGGGCGCCGCACAGGGCCTCGCCCAGGGGCGGCAGCAGCAGGGCTACGCCGACGCGCTGGGCATGGGTGGCCAGATGGCGGGCAACACGCTCACCGCCTACGGCAACGCCGGCAATCAGTACGCCAGCATGATCGACGCGTCGCTTGGCGCCCAGCTGAACGCGGCCCAGCTACAGGCGCAGATGAACGCCCAGAACCAGCAGAACGCCCTCGGGTACGCCGGCCTGTTGACGAAGTTCCTGACCTCCTAATTCTGGCCAACTTGGCCAGGAATCAGGCTGAACGGACGTTCGGGATTGCTACGCTGGCCGGTGGCGCCGCACCATCGCCGGCATGGAAGACGCGTGGTCGTGGCTTACGAGCGGTCCGCCAGTGCGAATCAGCATACTGCTGGGCGTCGTGCTGGTGTTTTCCTGGCTGTCATCGGAGCGGCAGCACCGTCGAATGGTCAAGGCCATAGCCGACGAATTCAAGGCCACCCTGGACAGGATCGACAAGCACCAGGACCGGCTCAACAGGATCGAGGAGCGCATCGGATTGTAGGCCCTGTGATATCCTGGGATCCGTAGCCCGAGCTGTGGCCCGCCTGCCCGGCCTCGTGACCTTCGGCGGAAGGATCACGCATGGCCATCCTCCCTTGGGTCAACCTCCCTGAGAACCGCACTCCCGAGCTGCTGGGCAGCATCGGGGATACGCTCATCGCGGCGGCGAAGCGGAAGCAGGAACAGGAGCGCGCGGCGGCAGACCTGCTGCTGCGCCAACGCTCGGCGGACCGCGAGGACCGCCTCGCCACCGGCCAGCTCGCGAACTACGCCAGCGAGGCCGAGGCGCGGAAGTCCGAGGCTGCGATGCGCGCGGCCCAGGAGAAGCGCATCACGGACCAGGCGAACCGCCAGCAGGGACTGGACATCGCGGGGGCCATCCCGAAGATCCGCTCGATGCTCACGCCGGGCAGCCCCGACTACGACCCGCAGTCGGCCATGTCGCTGGCGCGCGCCCACGGCATCAACCTGACCGCCCAGCAGCCCCAGGCGCCGGTGCAGCCGAACATCGGGCCCACGCAGCTGGAGTACGGTCCGCGCGAGACGCCCGAGATCGCCCAGCAGGCCGGCGAAGAGCGCGCCCGCCTGGCTGAGATGCGCGGCAACTTCGATCGCAACTCGCAGTACGCCCGAGGAGGCGAGTACAGCACGAAGCTCAACCCGCTCGAAGAGGCGGCGTTCCGGCAGTGGGTGCAGACGTCGAAGGCTCCGTTTGACCCGAATCAGCCGACGCAGGACTACGACATGCGCGGCTACTGGAAGGACATCGCGTCCAAGGGCGGCAACGCGACCCAGCTCAACCCCAACGACGGCGAGATGCACTTCCCCGACACGTACAAGACCCCGTTCCACCAGTCGTTCTCGGCAGAATCGCGGTATGCGATGCCTACCGCCCCGAAGTGGGCGAACGACCATCAGCTCGTCGGCAGTGACGGCAAGGTGGTGTTCGATGAGACCGCACCGCGAGCCCCCGGTGGCACCGACTACGCCGCCCAGGCCGAGGCCGAGCGCCAGCGGTTCGCCCAGGCCAACGACCCCGATGCCGTGGCACGCAATCAGCTGCAGGCGGCGAACTACCGCGACCAGGTGGAGAAGTACCGCACGGCGCAGCCGACGTACAGCGGGACGTCGCCGATCGGGCCCGTGAACATCGACCCGAACGCCGCGCTGGAGGCCCGCCGCTTCGCCGCGGCCGAGCAGAAGCGCGCGCTGGCGCCGCTGATGAACGTACCAGGCTTCGAAAAGTACGCGCCGCAGATCAACGGCATGATCGACGCTGGGGCGAGCCGCGCCGAGGTGGAGGCCGCCATAAAGCAGGCGAGCGCCGACCTGGAGAAGGAGCAGGAGAAATCGAAGTACGAGCTGACCGCCGACGAGAAGATGCGTCACAACCGCGCCATGGAGGCGGCGGCCTTCGCGAACGCTGGCGCTCGTGGCACCGCCGCTGCGAATTCCACCGACACGGCGACGGACCGAGACCTGACGATGTACCTCGCGCAGGTGAAAGAGTTCGAGGCGAACGCGGGCGTCAAGCAGGACGTCGCGATGATGAAGAACATCGGGAAGATCCACGAGGAGCTGCATTCGCAGCCGGCATCCCCGATCGCCCAGAACGCCGCCATCGACACGATCGCCCAGATCGCCCAGGGCGGCAAGGCCAGCATGGGCGTAATGAACGTCATCAACAAGCACGCCCTTGGACCCGTCGAAACTGCCTACGACAAGACGTACCAGCTCACGCACAACGGGGCCCACTCGCCCATGTGGGTCAAGTCGATGAGCGACACGCTGGAGGGCCTGAAGGCGTACGCCGGGCAGGAGCAGCAGCGCGTGATGCAGGGGTTCGAGGCAGCGGCGGGCGACCAGTCGCTGTTCAACGGCCCCGAGTTCTCGAAGGCACGCGACAGCCAGCGGCGCAAGCTTCAGGCATCGCTCGGGATGGATATCGCCCCCGAGCGCCCGGCCGAGCCCGGGGCGCTCCAACCGGGGACCGGCAAGCGTCCGACCGTCGGCGAGCAGCTGGTCAGCGCGGCCCGAAAGCCTCCCGCGCGCAACCCGCTCACCGATGCGGCGAAGCCGAAGGCGTCGATCGATGACCTCCTGAAGCAGGCGGGGTACTGATGGCGGGCGACCCGCGCAAGTTCGCCGAGCTGATGCGCGCCCAAGGCTACAGCGACGACGACATCGTGGCGGCCCTGCAGAAGGTACGCGCGCAGGAGGCGCCCAAGGGGCACATGGGTCGCGGCGACGAGCTCTTCCAGCCGGACCCGTCGCCTGGCGGCCCCCTCGTGAACGTGGAGCGCCCGGGGCTCGTCAATTACGGCGGCTTCGGGGATCAGCACGGCGTCGACGTCATGACGCCACAGGGGCGCGGCGTAGCGGCGCTGGACGATACCGTGCGCGGGCTCCGCTCCACCGCTGCCGGCCTTGGCACGGGGGAAGTTGCGGCGCAGGCGATCGGGGCGGCGCTCCCGGCGGCGGGCGGCGCCATCGGTCGGATCGCCACGGCCGGCGCGCAAGGTACCGCCTCGGGCGCCGCGCAGGGCGCCACGGACGCCATCCTACGCGGAGAGGCGCCGCGGGACGTGGGGCGCCAAGCGGTGAACGACGCTGCGACGGGTGGCCTCATGGCGGGGGGCACGGCCACCGTGGGCGAGCTGCTACGCGGGCTCGGCGCGGGCATCCGCAACAGCAAGGGGGGCCAGGCCCGCGCGCTGATCGAGAAGCACGGCGGCAAGGTCGGCGTCTTCGACAGCGGCTCTGGCATCCCGGAACTGGACGGCCTGGGCACGGTCACCGACGCCGACATCGGCGCGCAGGCCCGCGCCAGCGGCAAGCAGCTGTTGCAGGCGAACGATCGCATGTTCGATCAGGAGGGACGCCAGCCATACCTCGCCGCGCGCGCCGCTATCGACCAGGACGCCGGCAAGCGCCTGGTGGACGTGACCCCGCTTCGCCAGAAGATGCTGGAAGTCGCCTACGACAAGGCCACGGACCCCGGCACCAAGGCCTGGCTGCTGAACCAGGCTGACATCATCGAACAGCAGCACGCGGGCCCCATGGGAACGTTCCTGATGTCGGAGAAGGACGTCAACGGCCTGAAGTCGATGTTGCAGCGGTCGGCGAACCCGGGGCTCGCGCCTGGCGCCGGTTCCGTGCGGGATGCCCAGATCAGCAGCGTGGCGCAGGTGGCGAAGGACATCGCTGACCAGGGACCCTACGCTGAGGCGAATCGCGCATACGCCGCCGCCAAGGACCGCTCGGGCGACTTCCGCGAGGCGTTCGGCATGAACCGCAAGCCGGCTGCCAACGAGCAGGTGGACGAGCGCCGAATCGCCAACGCCCTGGCGCGGCGTGGGCAGACGTCGACCACCGCCGGCATCCAGGGCGGCGATGCCCGTCTCCAGCAGCTCGAACAGGCGTACCCGGAGCTCCAGCGCACGATCGCCGGACCCGCGCTGGTCCAGGCCAAGGGCGACCTTCAGTTCAACGCCGGTGGTCACACGGGCGGCCTCGTCGGGCGCATGCCGTCGAAGCACCTGCTGGTGGACCTGGCACGCCAGAACGTTCCCGCGCTCGCCGGGCGTATCGCCTACGGACCCGCCGGCGCCGTCCAGGGCGCTGGGCAGGCCATCTCGGGCGCCGCTGTGCCCGCGGGGCAGATGCTCATCGAGGCGGCGCAGCGCAAACGACAGCAGGACGCCGCCGTCATCGAGTCCATCTTCGGGCCGAACCGCGGGAAGCCGGGCCCCGACGACAAGCAGGCACCGCAACAGCAAGGACCGTAGGAGGCATCATGGCTTTCGCCAGCAAGGCACAGCAGCGTATGGCCCGTTCGACAAACGTGCGGGCCGCCGACAGCACCGTCAACAGCGACACCGTGGAGATGAAGACAATGCCGAAATCACGACCAGACCTCACTGGTGGCAGCCTGGCAGGCAAGGGCAGCGACCGCGGCGCCCTCACCGGCGGCCGCGTCGGCGGCGCCAAGGGCGGCACGTCCACCCTGTACGGCTCGATGCCCTCCAGCGGAAAGACGTCCGCACCTATCAAGTCCCTGTGCGAGGACAGCCCCGGCAAGGGGCGCACCACGCGCGAGTCCTTGGGCCGCACCGGCCAGTCCTTCGCCAAGGGGCGGTAAGCCGTGCAGATCGTCAACCGCACCGTCCAGATCGCCCGCGGCGTGCTCTCCCCGGCCGCCGGTAGCGGCGAGCAGGGGCCTCCCGCCAGCGGCGCCACCATCACCATCTACGACAGCACCGCCAACAACAACGGCCTGCAGGGGAACCCGACGATCCCGTTCTCGCGGCTGGTGCTGTCCATCAACTCGTCTGCGGACGGCGGCGCGAGCGGCCTCACCTTCGAGGGCTCGACGGACAACGGCGCCACCTGGGACACGATGCAGACCGCCGCCTCGTACACCACGGCCAGCGGCAACCAGATTTACGACATCGCCGTGCTGATGCCGCAGGTGCGCATCAAGTACGTGAACAGCGCGGCCACTCTGACCCGCTGGCGCATGTCTCTCGAAGGCGTCATCGGCGACCGCACCAAGACGACGTAGTGCCGACGCACGTCGATACCCGAACGGCGCACCCGCCCGAAGTCCTCATCGACAGCGTGACGTTGTCAGGGGCGTCTTCGTATACGAGCGCGACGTTCGTCGCCGAGACATACTCCAAGCTCACGCTCGAAATCTCCGGGACAGAGACCAGTGGAAGCTTTGAGCCGGTCCTCGCCCTTGGTGGCCTGTCGTCGCCTAGCAGCGGTGCTGCAAGGCTCATCTACGTCAGTTCTGTATCCCAGACGGTGTTTGACAACGCCACGACCACCGTCGCCGGCATCATCGACGCCGCTGGCGCCGACTTCGACGGCATCATCGAGGTATTCCCGCTAACGACGGGCAGGCGTCGGCATTTCTTCGCGCGATGGTCATCAAGCGGCACCGCCGGATACTGTCACGGCGTTGGCAGGAACAGCGATACCGCGAACGGGGTGACCTCAGTCGGGTGGACCGGCTCGACTAGCTTCACCGGCACTGTGAAGCTATGGGGCATGCCCGTGGTGCCCTAGGGCATGGCTTCGCCTGCCTGCCGTCGCCAGCGTCCGGATCTCTCTGAAGTAACGCCTCCTACCCGGATCCGGGGCATGGCGTTGCGTTGCTCGGCTCGCGGTGTTTTAGGTCGAACCTACCGTTTAGCTTCTAGGCCGCGGTGGTTCGAACCGTCGCCAGCTTGACCGGGGCGCCGTCCGATGTCGGAGGCGAGCCCGGCGGGCCGGTTAGCGGAGCGCCTTGCAACCCTGGCGGCCTATTTGGCGACACCTCGGCAAGGACCAGGAGGCCGGCTATTACGCTGGTGTCCCGCTCCAGGTGATCCCGTCTCGCGACGCGGAGCCTGGCGCCAAGGGCCAACGGCTTGCGCTTGGTTTCCCTGATCCGAGGCAGGAAGCCGCTGCCCCACGGTGCCATCAAGGATGGCGTTTCTGGCCGGCGTGGCGCATACCGGGTGCCGAATGTAGTGCTTCGGCAACCAGTAGCATTTCGCCCCTGCACGTATCGGTTGACCGCAGACGGTGCAGGTCGTCGAGAAATTCGCTATCAGCTTCTGCTCTTTCGAACTGCCGATGGCGATGGTCAGGCGAGCCTCCGGGCGCTTCATCTGCGGCACCGGGGACTCCTGGCGCGGGAGGTAGTTCCACCCGTCGCGAATCTCAGCTTCGATGCTCTGGTCACGCATGGCGCCTGCCAGCGCATCGGCGGCGGCGTAACACATGCGGCCGTTGACGATGAACACACGTCCGTCGTCGTTCACAGCCATGACCGCCCAGCGGCCATTGTTGGCCAACTTGGCCACGAATACCTCCTATGAGCGGAACCGCCGCTGCACCCACCCCACCAGCAGCCAGCCGATGGGGATGCCGACGACGATCCCGCCGATGAATTGTCCAGCGCTCACGACGTCCTCAGTTTCCGGCGCGCCTTCGCGATGAGCACGCGCGAGCTGCGCATCGCCTCGTCCGCCTGCGCCACCACCGCCCGCGTGCGCTTCGTGCCCATGAGCCGCGCCAGGCGCTTCAGGTCGCTCGCCTTCGCCCTCAGCTCTGCCGACGTCAATTGCTCATCTCCTTCGCCGCCGAGCGGAGCTGCGTACACTTCGGGCACGGACACGGGGGCTGGCTCGCAAGTACGCGCCGCATGAATGCGTCTGCTGCCTGGGCGAGCTGGCGCTCTGCGCGGCGGCGCACCCAACGCGCGCGCCAGTCCATCCCCAATACGCCGACGCCAATTCCGATGACCAGAGCGCCGAACGACATTCCCAGCATGTCGGTGCTCACGCGTTCCCCACGCCTGGCAGCTCGGGAGCCATCGGAACCCGCACGAATTCCAACACCGCCAGGCGCTGCTCCGGCGGAATCTGCGCCAGGATGCGGTCGATGGCCTGCGCCGCTCGGAACTTGTCCATCGGCAGTCGCGTGCGCTTCTTCTGGTCAGTCTTCTTGTTGTCCATCGTCGATCCTTTCCATCATTTGCGCGTAGAGCTGTTGTTTGAGCTGGTGCCAGAAACCGAGAACTGTCCGGCGCCGCCTGTAGCGCCAGGTCGTGGGGTCGTCGCTGGATGACCAGAGGAGCTGGCGGACGGTGCGGAACGTGAGGCCGGTACGAAACTCTTCGTAGGTGGGGACGCGATAGGCGCTCGCTGCGGCCGCTCGTCCCAGTGGAGTTCCGCCAGCTGGCGGCACGTCCGGCCGCGCCTGTCCATCTGCGGGCACGTCCTGCTGTCGTCGACAGGCGCGCGGCGCCCAGCCTCGCGTTCGACCATCGCTATCGCTCCGTCCAATCCGCATAGGCCGCACACTCCAATCGAGCGGAACCACACGACCAATTCGTAAAATCGCTTCGCATCAGCGCTTTGCGGCCTCTGCGGGACCGCGGCGGCGTCAACGGCCATGGGTCGCACACGGAAGGAGGAGCGAGCACGGCCCGCGGAGCATGGGAGCCGTGCAACGGCGTCCCTCGGCCAAGTCCTTCGCCACGCGGGCGCGCGCCTCGCGCGGCGTCTCGTCTTCCAGCGGGTCGCGGTGCGATACGGGCTTTGGCGCCGCAGGCCGGCGCCAGTGGGCGCGCTCCGTTACGACGATGCCGAGCTTGCGGCGGATGTTCTTGCGGTGGAACCGCCACGCGTCCAAAGACATCTCCAGCGAGACGATCGCGTGCATGTTCACGCCGGGCTTTCGGACGTCCGTGGCGTCGTACACCTTGCGTTCCGTTGGGGTCAGGCGAACGTCGTGCATCAACCGTCCTCCCCGGGCTCACGGCCGTTGACGATGCGAGCGACCGCATCGGGTCCTATGGCGTGCCACCCGTTGGCGATGATGGCGTCGATGACCCTCGACGCCGTGGTCATGTACATGCGGGAGGCATCCACGCCGTAGCGGCTCAGCATCTTCGTCTGCTTGTAGGTGGCGAGACCGCGCTGCATTCGCGTGACGCATGCGTTGATGAGACGAGAAGCCATCGCCTTCGTGCAGTTGGCAGGTATCTCGACCTTGAACTTCTGCAGGGTCTGCACCTGACCAGGTGTCAGCGGCTGCCGGGAGCCAGGCTCGCCAAAGTCGTCTCCGTTGTCGCGCAGCCCCAGCACAGAGAACGGGTCGACCTTCTGCGCCTTGTACGCGACGGTGGCCTTGATGCGCGCGCGCCGCGCGATCTCGGCTTGCTTCTCCGCTTCCAGTGCCGCAGCAGCGCGCGCCAGAGCCTCGTCGGATCGCACGCCCTGACTGTTGAGCGCGTCCTTCTTCGCGCGCTCCACCACGTCTTCGGGCCATTTCCCGGCCAGGATGTCCAGCGCCGACACCAGCTTGTGCCGGCCGCTGTTGCCGGCGAAGTCGAGCACCAGGCAGTCATCCTTGCCCGGGGCCGGGCGCAGGCCCCGGCCGATGCACTGGGTGTAGAGCGCGCGCGACTTCGTGGGGCGCCCCATGGCCACGCAGGACACCGCCGGATCGTCGTATCCCTCGGTCAGCACGCCGACGTTGCACAGGAACTGGAAGTATCCCCCTTTGTGCCCGCGCAGCGTCGCGCGCCGAAGGTCATGCGCCGTCCCGCCGTCTACCGCCCGCGCGCTCCCCGGCCTGTAGCGGTTAAGGACCTCGGCCAGGCGGTGCGCGTTGTCGACCGACGTGGTGAACAGAATGGTGCGCCGGTCGCCGGCCAGCTCCAGCGTGGGCTTGGCGATGCCGTGCAGGGCCTCCTCGCTCGCCATGACCGCGTCGAGCTGACCCTGGTTCAGGTCGCCCGCCGTCGTCTTCACCGCCGACAGATCGACGCCCGCAACCTCGATCATCTGGCAGGACACGGGGACGAGCCACTTGTCCCTGATTCCGTCCTGGATGTCGTAGACGTACGCGACGGAATCGAACACCTGTCCCATCGCCGACTCGTCGGAGCGGTCGGGCGTCGCCGTCACCCCCAAGACCTTGGCGCCATCGAAGTGGTCCAGGACCGTGCGGTACGACTTCGCCACCGCGTGGTGTGCCTCATCCACGATGACCAGCGAGAACCGGTCACGAGGGAAGCGCGCCAGTCGCTGCTCGCGGCACAACGACTGCACCGAGCCGATGACGATGCGCTC